GATGTGCGGAAGTTAAGTACCCCCTTTGGGGGTACTTATTTTGTGCCTACATCGCTACTGTAGGCATGTAGGCTAAGTTAGGTACACCCTTTGGGTGTACCTAACTTTGGCACATGCCGTTAAAGTTAAGTACTCCCTTATTGGAGTGACTTAATCCTTTCGTTCTAGCAATCAGAGCCAATTACTTAAATTAAGTACTTGGCGGTAAGACTTGGCAGTAATTTCTCATGGCAACAAAAAAAGTGTTTGTTTTTGTTGGTTTTGGCCTTTTTTCTTTGTTTTTTTATTTATTTCCCTCAATATCCCTTTACTGCATTGCTTTCTCAATCGCTGCCCAGTCTGACGGCGCCGCGGTCTTGTCAATCCGCTTGTTTGCCGCGTCCCAGTGCCCGATGTAGGTGGCGTCGCAGTTAATCAAGTCGCCGCGAATGTTGCGACCGTACTTGACATCCTCGAACTCGAACTCGTCAAAGTCGGCCAACTGCTCAATGGTGAATGTGGACTTCTGCGTAACTTTCTTGGGGGCGTGCTTTGCCGCGGGGGGCGCGGGCGCTGCAGGCACAGGCACGTCTTCGTCTGCAGAGTCCTCGCTTACTGGGAGCACTGCGCCGCTGGCTGCCGCCTTCTTCGCCGCGCGCTTGGCCTTTGCAGCAGCCTTCTGCTCCTCAGTCATGGGCTCACGCTTCTTGCGCTCCTTCTTGGATGCACCTTCGCTACTCTCGGACTCAGATGCGGAGGTAGCCCCCTTCTTGGGCTGCTGCTCAGGCTTCTCCCAAGTAGCCCAGGCGGCAACAATCTCTTCATTGTTCCACTCGTCATAGACTTTGGTGTCCTTGAGGAAGGATGCAAACTGCTTGGAAACAGTTGCCGCGCCAGTGGAAATGGATGCTTCCTTGAGAGCCTTGTCCACCTTCTGCGTGAAGACAATCCACGCGTTCGGAGCCTTCTTCTCACCAGGGGCGGCAGCTGCTTTTGCCCCTCCCTTGGAGCTGTTTACCACCTTGGGAGCAGTCGCGCCAAGGGCCGTTTTCAAATTCGTCAACTGCCTCTCAAGGAAGGAAATGGTCGCAAGAATCTCGCTGGTGTTTGAAATGCTGATAGGGCTAGACATTCTGTAGTTTTGTGTGGGGACTTGCTTTGTCCCCGTTTTGCCGTTCAATTTTTTTTTAAAAATCGAACACAGCGAAAATATTTCATTTTGAGGCAAAGGCTGCTCAAAGAACGGCAAAGGCTGTTCAAAGAACAGCAAAGGCTGTTCAAAGAACGGCAAAGGCTTTGCCTAAGTTTTTTCGATATTTAGAATAAAATTGAATAGGCTTTACCTTGCATGTTATATGCAAGCAAAGGCTTTTCTTTTTTCAGTGTTCAATTTCCGAAAAAAAATTGATTTTTATTCTTTTTACCGTATTACCCCCCACTCCTAAAACAAGATGTCAACAACCGCTCTTATTTCTGACGCAGAATTGCAAGTGACTTCCGCCGGATTCAAGTCCACCCTCTGGATTCCAGAGTTTGGTTGGCGCCCTGACGAGGCCGAGGCCGCTGAGAAGCCACACAACCCTCAGTACTTGGCAGCCCTTCAGGCCTTCCTTTACTTCTTCGTAGCAGGCACGCAGCGTGCATGGGTACACTTGGCCGCAGAGATGCAGGCTGGGAAGACAGGTGTGCTAAACGCCCTGCTCCGCCTCGTGTTCTCTAACTGCGCCACCCTCAAGATTACGCCCGACAGGGTCTTCGTAATTACAGGCATGAACGACAATGCATGGGTGAAGCAAACCAAAGAGCGCCTCCCCTTTGGCGTACGTAGCGGTGTGGCGCACAACGGTGGTCTGGGCAAAATCGTTCGCGCTCTTGATGCGCTCCACGCGGCCTCGCCACTGGCAAACATCTTGATTGTCGTCGACGAAAGCCATCTAGCATCTTCTACTTCCAACCGCCCCAACAGCCTGATTTACTCCTCCGTAGCGAAGCTCTGCCCGCCCGAACACTGGCACGCGCGCGGCATACGCTTCATGACCATCAGCGCCACTGACCCCGCAAAAGCCGTGGCGATTGACACCTCCAAGCTACCCATTTCGGCCCGTATCGTGCAGCTGAAGACCACCAAGGCCTATCAATCGGTGGAAACTTTGTCCGCCGCCGGCCGTCTCCGCAAACTTGAGGACTACGGTGACTTGCACAAGCCCGAGGGCATTGCGGAGCTGCAACGGGCCGTAAGCCAGTTTGCCGAGCCCCGCATCCACATTCTGCGCGCCCGCTACGGGAAGCAGCAGGCAGTGGCTGCTGCCCTGTGCACGGCCTTTCCCGAGGCAATCGTGCGCCCCTGGGACTCAACAACTCGGGCCGAATCCGGAGGCGACGATACCTCTTCGGGCAGGGTTGATGAGGACATTAATGACCTTCTGAAGGAGAAACCTACTCAGCACATCTTTGTCATCCTGAAGAACATGTTCTACGCCTCTAAGACCATGTATGACCGCTATGTAGGTGTCATGTGGGACCGTGTGGGCGGAAAGGACGACACGAATCTCCAAAGCCTTCTGGGGCGCGCCTGCGGCTACAAAAAGAGCTCTACCACTGTGATTTACACCAGCAGCCAGACGGTGACGAACTACCTCACCTTCTGGCGTGAGGTGATTAGTGGCAGCGCCGCACCCGCCGGCCTCGACGCGGCGCGCCTGGACAACAAAATGCCTGGGCAGCGGGTGAAGGCGGCGGCAGGCGGTGGCGCACCGACCCTCCGCGTAGCCCAAACCTACGCAATGCCGGGGGGCGGTGGCGGCGGTGGCGACGGCGGCGTCGTCGAGCCGCCCGCTAGGGTGAAGAAGAATGAGGACGACTATCTTGCGGAAACCCATGAGTTCGCCTCATTTGCCGAGGCCAAAGTCTGGGCTCGGCGCATCCACGAGCCGAAGCAGATCAACGGTTTCTACCAGACCTCCACCACAGGTGCAGCCAAGACTCTACGCTACGATGAGGTGCTCGCCTTCTGCAGTGGCAAGAAAACAGCCGGCCTACCCAAGATTGACGTGGGCAAATCAGTCAACCGCCTCAGTGTGGGATACAAAGATCTTTCCAAAGCCGATAGTGCAGTGTTCATTATTCGGCGTATTACGCGGCTAAAGTGAAAATAAAAGAAAAGAACGGAGAAAACAAAACCAAAAGAAAAGCAGTCTTTTTTTGTGACCCTCGAAAAAATTGAAGCGAGCACATCAGCAACTGCAAATCCCCCCCAACATGTTTCACAGTACAAACGACTTTGCGCCGCCCTCAGAATGGCATCGCGGACCTGGTTTCGCAAAGATGCGGGAACTCGGTGCGCAGATGGGCTACGGGCCTCGTCCACCGACTCCACCCCCTTCTCCAGCAGTTGTATCTGCAGCACGCAGGCAGCTCGCCTCCAAGGCGCCGCGCGCCCCCTTCAAAGCGAAGTTACTACCAACAGTTCTGCGCTTGAATCCCGAAAGTCTGTCTGTACCCTTTGATCTTGGCCCGCCCGTCCCACAAACTCAGATACGCGCACAGGATTTCATGAGCAAGACCCAGTTCCGCAAGCTCAGGGAGCGCGCCGGATTGCCCCTCAATGCCGACCAACACGTCTGTCACATCATCGCCGAGAGCAACGGCGGCGCCAACCACATTGACAACTATTTCGTCGCATCCAGCTCGCTCAACCAGTCACTCGGGAACAGGAATGACTCCTACCTCGCAGAGGCGGTTGGTCTGGAGCAAACCCAAAGGGCTGTAGCAGTGAGCCGCAGCACAGGCTACACAGGGCCGGGCGCCGATGAACTTATTTCAATGGCAAAAGCTGCGCGTACATAAAAAGCAAACGAAAAGGGGAGAATTGCGAAAGGGACTAAAAAACAGCACCCCTTTTTTTGCGATTTATAAAAATTGAAGTGCACCGCGATAGGGCGACTCTCCCCCTCAATGCTCCCGCCATTCCCCGAAGTTCTCGCGCCCACGTTCCTTGGTTTTGCCCTCGGCGGTGTAGGCTACGTGTTCGTGCGCCTCTTCGCCCAAACGAAGAGTATGGTGTGCGAGCGCCGCATGGGCTTCTGGCGTCCACAGGACAAGAATCCCATTGAAATCTGCATCGTAGCCCCGTAAATACCGAACCATTATTAGAGCAACATTTCAAAACAGCACTTAGTATAAAAGGGGGGGCACATTTTTTGCGACTCGAAAAATTGAACGTGCTCACCGGGATGAGAGATTTCATCCTCTCTCAAATTCAAATGCCAACTATTTCTGACATTGAGTACAACGCACCCTACTCCACTGCAATTATGCTTTCGCCGCATCTTGAATGCCCCCAATACATTATGCAAATGCGTTACACATACGAAATCCTTATCCACGTTGCCGAAATATATCTCTTCATGGCTGCTATAGCTAGTTTTCCTCTTATTCTCTTTTACCTCTTCTCACTGCTCTTTTCCAAGGAAACTACGTCTGCCGTAGAGAACACAGAGAATTACTACACGGCTCAGGTTGAGCCCAATATAATTTTGGAGAGAGAGAAGCTGATTCAAGCCATTCGCCATGTCTTACTTCAAGGAAATAAGACAGCAAGGGAACTGTTCTTAGAGCTAAAAAACGCCTATCCCTCTATCACTAAACAAGAGATCAACCGTTTGCTCTACCGCCTCAAGGTGAACTCCATCACGACCTACACTCAGGGCGTAAAAAAAGCGCCTGTGTGGTCACTTGTTCAACCTCTTCGCGCTACTCGGCATTTCAAGTAAGTCGCCCGTCTGAATAGGATGGCGTCCGAACGTTCCGGAGCGCTTATGGAGGGTTCTCTATATGAGTCAATTGCGCGAGGCAATAAAGACACCTATTTTTTTAGTAAAACGCTCCAAGACGCAGTCAACCCCTTTGAAACACGCTATGAACGCCGCCCTGCATTCTTAAATGAATTGCGCCGCAACGTTCCACTGAATTCCACTGACTTTGGTCGCTCCTGTGAATTCGAGTTCGAGGTCGCCGGTGAATTGTTCCTGGAATCCACCATACTTATAGACCTACCTACCTGGCTTCCTCCGGACGTTGCAGCCAAAAACGGCGAATGGAATTACTATATAAATACGCCGAACACGAGTCGAACATACGGTTATACACGCGGAATTGCATACTTCCTTTTTTCCAATATCCAGATTTTTCAGGATAAGGTGCTCCTTTACGAAACCTCTGGCGACTCTCTATGGGCAAGTGAATTGTCACATGGCTCTCTAAATTCAGCCTGGCTCACACAGGCCCTCTCAGGCCAACTAGGCTTTGATTCTGATACAAGGGATCTCTCCCGCCAAGCAACACCTGGACGACTCCGCCTAAAAATTCCGATTCCTGGAAATTCACGTGGCCTCCCCACATGTGCAATGAAACAACAAAAATTTCGCCTGAAACTCACACTCCGAACTCTAGAAGAATGTGTGGAATGCTCCGACGATTCGGTCGTCCATCCTGCACCTTGGAGCGAATCGGCCTTCCAAATTGTGGACAGGACAGGTGGACCGACCACAACGTTCGCTCCACTTCCGAGAGAACTCATAGGAAAACCCATCCTGACTCTGGAGACTCGGCACGTCTATATGGACGCAGAGTCCCGTGAGGAATATGAGACACAGAAGCACGAGATACCCTATTCCCTCCTCTACGAGAACACCTATACGTTCTCGGGCGCTTTTGCCATACAAGTCGTCAAGAATATTGACGCGGAACACCCTGCTAGTCGCATGTTCTGGTACATACGTACCTGGGACAACCTATATAGGAATCGGCGCTGGGCCACAGCTGATTATAGAAATCCATATTACGGCTCTGCGACCTTTTTGATTGCTGGTCGTGACCGAGAGACTGCTGCTGGACCTATCCTGTGGAACACCCTCGTGCCGTTTGCAAAAGAAGAACGCGACCCTGGCTTCGGACTAGGAGAAATGAATTGGGATCTCGGCCCAGGAATTGGACGGGATACGCCTCACGTAGCTGTCCCTGAAGGGTCTATAAATTTCTCGACCGCCGAAAAACCGGCCTTCAGCATCTTTCTGCGATATCCAAATATTGCGTCTGTGTTCGATACAAAAACGGTGGAACTCAACCTCATTGTAAATTCGTGGGTGGTCTATAAGATAGAGGATAATAGAGGGTTCGTTGCATTTAGCAACTAAAGATGCTCTCTGTTGCCATTCATGTTCTCCCTACAGAAGTTTTTGTAAAATACTCTTGTATATCATGTGTTACTATATTTTTCTTGATGAAATATATACCGAACACCCTCTCATAGGAACGTGAACCCCGCTTATTTTTTGGAGGCGAAACCAATGTTTTAAATATATCTTTCATAACATTATTATGCACTATAAATGAACAATGTTGCGCTATAGAGAAAGGTGAGTTAATTATATTATTATATTTTATACCTGCAATATTCATATTCGCCTTTCCGATATTCTTTACACCCATATTTAAAATGTATCCACTTTTATGAAAAAATATATAGGCATTCTTATCATTCACAATAGAGAGTGGAACTTTCTTTTTTATTACGATGGAGTCTTGTATGCAAAAGTAAATATCATAGTTGGGATACGTATCGTTAGCAAACTTCCACGCACCATACTCGTAGTTCTTATTCTTTATAAAGTGCACTTCTACTTGTGGAAAATCCCCCTTTATTTTATCATATACATCCATATTATCACTATCACTATCTACAACACATACCCTATAATTGGGGCTGTTCTTTATTTGCACTTTTAAAAGACTATCTAAGCAGCCATGCAATATACTGTTGGGTGACTTGGAAGATATAACTATCAGAACCTTCGGTTCATTGATACTACCTCCTATTCGCCTCTTTATTTTTCTAGTTGTTTTTACCTTCATCTAATCATAGGTTAAAAATATTGTGATGCTGACTACCGCCAACTACTTAGATGTTAACGCCACTAAAAGAATACTTTCATAACATAGTATGAACCCCGTAGGTGGAATTACAACACTCTTGGACCTCACGGATCGTGACCCCCAAGAGAATTACCTCTTCCCGCTCACCACAAACAGATCGTGGTTTTCTAAAGATCGCAACCGCAAAACTGTCAGTTTTATTCCTCACGTGCAAACCACTCTATTCCGTGGCCCCGCCGAATTCGGTCAACGCTTCTGTTTCGATCTCGGCTCTCTTCGTATAGGTGACCTCCTCTTTGGAGCAGCCCTACAAATCAAACTTGGACACTGGCTCGACTCCAATACGCTTTATGAGCTTGAGGCAGGTCGAATTACTTATACGAACCCTCAAGCCGATGCATGGGAATACGCAAATTCACTCGGCTCCGCCTGTATCGCTTCTGCAGAGCTTGAAATAGACGGAAAGACCCTGGAAACCATTGACGGCGACTTCATCTTTACGTTCGCCACCTTGTTTACAGACTACAATACGCAATTCGGAATTGCATACGACCATCTTGCGAAGATCCCCATACAGACGCTACGAAACTTTGCAACTGCCGGCAGTGTACGGAATTTTCCCACAGAGGATGGATACGTACATTGCCCTCTTCCCTTTTTCTTTGGTCGTGTGAAATACCAGGAGGCCCTACCGCTCATTGGGGCCAAAGAAGGGGCCGTCCGTATTTTCGTCACGCTCCGCCCCTTTTCCGAGCTTGTCCGTAGAGTTTCGGGGGCTCGGGCGTCATGCGACGAAGTCCCCTTGAACCGGCGCATCCAGTTTTCTGACAGAGTGCGCACCACCTCGGCCACCATACCTCTACTAGAGTCCGTTGCTCTTGTCACACACGGGGCTCTTCTTGACGGTGAATACCGCCAACATTTGCTCCGCAAACCGTTTGAGATGTTACACAGGGAACTACAGACCTTTACGTTTGATGAGCCCACGAAATATCAGGTGTCCAAGAATACGGCGGCGGACACTGTGACAATACAATTACCCCTAGAGGCGAATCATCCTCTAGAGGAAATAATATGGATTATTCGGCGTAAGGCGACTGGGTTAAACAATGAATGGACAAACTATACGAGTCGTGTGGAGTCCGAGTGGCCTTTAACACCCACAGAAGCCTTTTTCACGCAACCCATGCTCGTCGCGGCAAAACTCCAGGTGAACGGAATTACGATGATAGAGGCTGACGAACAGTATTTCCGACAACATATAGCCTCCAAACATAGGGGCGGCTATGCGGCCTATTCAGCCTACGTATACGGCCTTTCCTTTGCGGAAAATCCTGGGACACACCAACCTACAGGCTCTATCAATGCTTCTCGTACGAATTCTATGCGACTCACAATGGAAATCAAAAATCCAGGTGGCGTCTTGACCCAACAGGACTGGGAAATCAGGGTGTTCTGTATGGAAATCAACTGGCTTCGCTTCGCGAATGGTCTTGCGAACCCGCTGTTTGAGGATTAACGGAATGTGCCTAACTTAGCCTAGATGCCTACATCACGGTAATAGTTTCTGGGCGAATCACGCCTAGTTTATCTCCTACGACTTGCGCCAGGAGCTCTATGATTTTCACTAAAAACTGCTCTACGAGATCTGCTACGAGATCTGCTACGACTTGCTCTAGGAGCGGCTTTAGGATAATCGTAGGAATATGGCTGTTCACTATAATTTGGTGCTTTGTGTTCTGGCAAAAACCATAGGGGAAGTCTCGGCTTACCGTCACTATAGCCACGTAAAGGATTGTCATAAATATAGGCTTTTACACAATTTTCCGATTCATTTATTTTTTTGAAATCCCTTATGTATTCCTCAAAGGATATCCCTTTTTTTATTCCTAGTTGTTCACGGCTCGCTTTCTTAACCTTTTGGAAAAACTCCCCAAACCGCTCTAATATTTTAGGGTCATCCTCTATGTAAGTCAAGCTCTTTTTAAGACATGTTTGTGTATTATGTACGAGAATATTGAAATTCTCAAGACTTATCATTTTAGACTGCTCCACATTCTTAAATCCAACCGTATCCCCTTTTGCGAGAAAAAACGCGAACATCTGACAGAAGCCTTGCGTATTTACAGCTTGTAGTTTGTCATACGGATTCATTTCTTTTCCGTTCACATTCGCAATGTAGTGCGTAACTTTTCCCGGAGCATACCATATAATACGTTTTTCTGGCCCTACTACATCAGGAGTAGTATTTGAGAAAATTAATTCAATACCAAATTTTTCGCACAACATTTCATATGGACTTACATTGGTTGTAACCTTTTTTTCAGACCCAAATGTGGCTGACATAATTTTCGCAAAAATAGACTGGAATGCCTCGTATTGAGATTCACCGTCGGTTGGGAGAACGCACAGGTCCTTATTAAATGTCTCAGGAAACGGATACCACGTTTTTACTCGCATACCTCCTACATAGTATATCGAGAATATTTTAGGCGACGGATGTAAGGTCTAGTACCGTTAGACGTTACAATCGCCATCTAAATAAACAAAGTACCATCTAAATAGTATGGTCGCAGCACTCTTGCGAGTCTTGCATAGCGGAATACAAGACTCGCGACTTCTTTCTATGAAAGCGCAGCCCAACGTGGCTCTATTCACAACTGTCATAATTAAGGCAGGTCGTTTTACGACACAATGGGTTCGTCTAGACTTTGATACAAATCCCACATTTGGAAATAAAGCCGTCATTACACTCCCTAGAAAGGGTCATCTCATTTCCCGTATGTTTCTTGTATGTACCTATCCGGATATTTTCACGGCCCAGCGCACAGCCGCAGAAACAACGGATTTTCTTGGACCGGCCTGGACGTGGACGAATTCACTTGGCCACGCCATCGTGAATACGGCCACCATTGATATTGGAGGTGTCCGCGTAGAGCAGATTGACGGGCGACTTCTAGAAATGCTCGACGAGTTCTACACACCTCTAGAAAAGATCCCGCTGATGAACAGCCTTATCCGGCGAAACATTACGAATTTCCCCGAATTTTCTACTGCATCCGCCGCCCCCGTCGTAACTTATACCCCTCTGCCCTTCTGGTTCTCTCGCGGAGACTCTGGTATAGCCCTACCCATAGATGCTCTCGCAGTTGACCCCGTAAAACTCACTATTACATTTAATCCAGTTGCAAACCTCGTTGTCAGTACGGCCCTTTCACCAAATCCAACGACACTCGCCGGCTCCCGTTATTTCCCTATAGAGGGTGGCGCATTCTATGTAGCCGATCCAGCCGGCTCGCCAGTATACGGCCTTCCCGCGACAGCAGGCGCCACAGGCAATCCTGCCGTCGCCGTGAATGCAAGACGCATTCCGAATACGACCATGCCGAGCCCCCTTCTTCTCAAGGACACCTATATCATCGCCGAATATATATACTTGGATGGCCCCGAAGCCAACAGATTCCGCATATCGGATATAGAAGTTCCCATCACACAACACTACGCATTTGAGCCGTATGATACTTCCGCTGCTCCAATGGCATCAATTGACCTGAAAATACCGAACCCTACCAGAAACATCTTCTTTTATGCAAATCGCTACGAAGCCCCCTCGTTCAATGCGCCCTTCCTCGCCACACGGGATCTATCGGGCGCCACGGCTCCAGGCCAACTCTGGTGGCCCGATGCAAATCCAATCAATATGAAATCGCCGGCGCTTCTTCAGCCCGGATTCGTATTCCGCAATTCCGAGCCACTCAAAACTATTCAACTCATGTATGAAGGGAGTCTCGTACGTTATTCCATTCTTAGTCCCTCCGTTTTTCGCTCTCTTATTCCCTCAACCGAAATGAAAAAGTCCCCCTATATCAATCGCTACATGTATTCACTCCATTTCGGACTGAATCACGGTAATTTAGACCCCTCGTATCCCTGCGGTGAAGCAAATCTCGACAAGGTCACAAGTATATCTCTTGACCTTGAGTTCAAACCGCTCGCAGGAAGTTCAGCCAAAACCAATGTCCCTCGCTACATTGTCTGGACCTGGGCAGAGACCTACAATATCTTCCGTGTGTACGCAGGCCGCGGAGGCATGATGTTCGCCTATTAATCCTGTGTGGCGACCACAGACACTAAAATACACTTTAGAGCCGAAAAAATATGCCAGACCGCATGGTGCTCCCCGAGCACAACAGAAAGTACATATAGAAGAAAGGTCGCCGTATTGAACGCAATAATAAACTCGCGTTTATTTTCGATTAGCCCAGCAGCCAAATGGAGATCGTAAATAAACCACATGACCGCGCCCAAATGATCCGCAAAAAAAAGCATAGTCCACTTCGGCTCTCCGTGAAAATGCCACGCAAACGATAGGGACGTACATACAAACACCATATAGGGGTATCTTATATCTTGACTATTACGCCAAGGAATCATCGCCAGGTAATGCGGAAGAGTTGTCAAGGCTTCGTTAGATATGACCATCGTCTATAGAATAGATAGTGGCCAGATTTTAGACCAGATTCTGACAATCGCGCATCTAGTATCCGATATACGCAATATCCTTTATCCGCATTAAAATATTATTAAACCAGTTTATATTCGGGTTCGTAGAAAACTGGACAGAAATCATCACACGCTTTTCACCTTTATTACAAAACGCACTCGCCATATGGAAGACCTTATCCCCTTCAAATAAAATTGCTTTACCACGTTCTTCCTGAATACCCTTTTTATTCCCATCTTTATCATAATACACGTACTCTGTGCAAGTATTCGTTATAGTAACCGGAACAATTAGGGTGAAAAAAAGACGAAGGTATATTTTGAGAGGATGAATACGTATAGCAGCACACATAGGATTACAAAGATAATAACATACATAAAATTTTTATTTCGTCGCGCCATCCTACTGTGATGTAAGAAAATATATATTTTTACCAAATAGCATAATGTCCTCACGGTTTAATACGTGCGTTCGTCCTCCGTGGCAACCGCCGAGTTACGTTTTCCAATACGTGTGGCCCGTTCTTTACGCAATATACCTTTATACCCTCTTGACACATTCAAATAATACGCGGCTGCGCGATATTCTTATCATCGGTCTTGTTCTCAACCTTTTCTGGGTTCCCGTATTCGCGAAAAATCCCACGTTTGCGCTGGCTATTCTTACTATGATGATATGGCTCGCATTAAAAACACAAGCAGCTCTCACAACAAGAGGTGCGCAGTTTTTATTCAGTCCCTATACGGCATGGCTCTTCTTTGCATGGACGCTCAATGCGTATATTGCGTGGAATTGCTCAACGCAGAAAATATTTTCTACATAGAAAGTATAAAATCATGCAGAACCTCTTTATATTATTCTATACAGCTGTACTTTTCTACTTACTCACTCCCGGTATACTATTGACAATCCCCTCGCGGAGTTCCAAGATGGTCGTTGCGGCGACCCATGCGCTTGTATTTGCGCTTGTTTTCAAATTAACCCACAGAATGGCCTGGAAGTTTTCTATGAGTTTAGAGGGATTCCAAGAGTCGGCTACTACAGCCCCAATGAGTGTAGGCAGCCTTCCTACATTTAACACCGCTGATTCAGAGAAGTTGCGGAAAATCTTCGGAGTCAAAGTATAATGACTTTTCAAAATACTATTTGCGTAAAATTCCGAAGAATTGTATTCCGTCGTGTGATTTCATTTCATTTATTGGAACGAACTCAACCGAATAACCCAATATATCCGCCAATCGCTTTAAATACGCAATATTATCCAACTGGAAAGTCTGCGCAAGTCCAAAAAACAACACGTCAAATGCGGCAGCCTTAAAAAAGGGTATGAGACCATCACGCAACTCTTTTGGAGATTCTGTATATCCCCAAAATGATACAAATATGTTATACTTACCCGTCGGAAGATCATCCGTTGACGTGTAAAATTCCGTCGGAATTGTGGCCAAAAAGTGCCTCTGAATTGCGTGTAATTCCGGAAAATCGTAAATTGCGTACGGAATTTCTGCGCGCATCTCGTACACCACTTTTCGCAATTGTCCATATCCTCCCCCGAATTCAAATATTCCGTTGATGGCCGTTTGGCCCACAATTTCCGTGAATTTCGTCCACAGAAATTTATGATGCAACTTGTTCCGTTCTAGAACATCCTGCGGCGCCCCCCCCTTATATCCAATTGCTGCGCACTCTGCAGAATTTGCTGGAGTGAACATCGTAAAGTGTAGAATTTGCCAATTGGGAAAAGACTCTATCGGTTGGGTCGCAAGACTTTCCCGAATTTTCAACAAGAATTTAGCATACCAATCATTGTTCACGAATGACTTCGCAATTTCCTCCGAGTGTGCATCCAAGAGTTGCTTGCCGTTCGGCTGTAGAGTCCCTCTGCGTACCGTCGCCTCGTACCAAGACGCATCTATCAGATAAATTGTGTGCTTCGTCTTCGCAATTTCTACCGACTGTTCCATCTCATTTCCCCACGGCTCATCCTCTGCACGTATCCACTTCCGGAAATAGTCCCGCTTCCACAAACTGAATTGATGCGTCATCAAGTAGTCCGAGTTCTGCTTAAAACGATACAAGGTACCGCTCACTTGGTCCAGAGAATATAGAGGCGACCGATCCGTAATACGCAGCGCATCCATCCCATAGTGGAAAAATGTGGGGACGTACGTACTCGGATTGAAGGCCTGTGTGGCCCAGAAGTCCTCCTGCATATAATACACATAGGGCTCCGAAATCTGCTCAAAGGCAATAAGAAGACGTTTTCCCCACGGGCCGCCCCCCGTCTTAATCACAGTAACCTCATCCGAAAACACCGGTTCCTTCTCTTCCGTGACGAAATAGACCTTGCTGACCCCGCTCACATACTTCCGAAAAAAGAAATACCAGTGATTCCAGAACTGCTCATACTTATCGCACGTATGTAAGATTACAGGATATTCTGGTTTCTTTAGCAATACATCACGGAAGGCCTGGAGAAATTTAGCATTCTTCCCAATATGAATGCAGCCATCCGAAAGCGTATAGTCAAGGCATCCATCGGCGCGCGTGTAATTCTGGAACGGGGCGAAGAATATGAAACCATAATCGGCGCACGCGGCCTCTAAAAGTGTATTCATTCGTCGAGTGTACTCCACACGCTCCTCTTTGGTCCCTGTAAAGGGAAGCGAGTGTTCGTGCCGATGTTCCACCTCATCTGTGGGCGGAGGAATCCCCACAACAATAATGGACCTGTACAATGTTATTGATGACTTGATTGTTTTAAAATAGGCCTTGACCAGTGTCTGACATACCTCTTCCTCTTGGCGTCCGGTCTCTACTTGGCGCCGGATATGCGCACGACAATCCACTTCCCCATATACGAAGACAAAGGTTGCATCTTTCGAGTTGTGCGCGGAATGATGTTTCGGAATTACATTGTCGCGTCCTATCTTGTGCATGGTCGTTCCATACTCAAAGAGATTTTTGTGCGGAACTGTTAGACCATTAAATAAGAGCTTTGCGTGACTATCGCCGTATATATATATACTTTCACCATTTTGTAAACGACCAAATACGATATCATAATCTTCTGGATTTGTACGCACAGAAACGTATTCGGCTTCCTCCTTGAAGAAGGTCAAATAATGTTCAAATCCGTTCCACGAGGCCTTGATACGCTTCTCTCCGAGAACCTCGTATGTCCCCGTTCCCCACGTGGTTTCTAGACCATTCACCCCGAATGTAATAGAGCCAGAAGCCCCCCAAGAGTACGTTTTTCCAACAAATGTGAAGGCTGTCTCCTCTTTTCTAGCCAGCCCCTTTAGAAAATATGCACTCATACGCTGGAATTTGTGCGCAAAATTCCCTATAGGAAACGAAAAATGGCTGAGAACGGACGTGGCCTCGTTTATAACGACATCATTGTCTTCGTAGAGGCTCACGAATGGGTTCAGGGCGATATTATCGACCAGGTCGTCTTTAATCGCCTGATAATTCAAAAACGGCTGGTCCATACATGCGGGAGGACTTAACGCATGCTCCATAGCCTGTGTCCAAGTATTCGCAAAGAGTTTGCGCATAGGGGTTGAATTCCGGAACAGAAGTGTTCCACTATTAAAGCCGGTCTTGGAAAAATCTACCCAGTCCTTGAATAAATCGCCTCCGAAATTCCGACTTGCAATTGTTCCGGACTGAATTGCGTAGAGTTTATCCTCGCTCGGAATCTGAAATAAGGATTCCAAATCACCTTTGATGATGATGTCCGTGTCCACATACAGGATCGTTTTATAGGCATCAATTTCATCCCAATCAAATATTTTCAAACGTGCGCAGGCCGCCTGAAATACGGTCTTTAGCGGAAGAGTGTAGACTTGGATGTGGATACGGAGTTCCTTCGCAAGGGCCTCAAACTCTTTCCGGAATTCCTCCGTAGTCATGACGAGAATATCAAACGCCTTTATGGACGAATAGAGGCGCATGGACGTTAGGAGAAGACGCGCAAGCCTACAATAGTCGTGATTATGGAACACACAGAAGTAGAGGAGATTTTTCGTAGGAACATATATGCGTTCTCCAGATGATATGATTGCATCGTTGAGACGCACGGATACATATCGTTTCATAGACGGATTAAATCGGACCAAATGCGTTAAACCGTTCCAGCTTAGGTATAACATCTGCGCATTTAATATTGTATACTTACCAGGTCCCCATGAGGTATTCAAGCCAGACTCCGTTATTTCTACAAACCCATTTCCCCATGTATATTTATTATACGCAGGAAGAATCTTCGTATTTGTATCATAAAGTTTAGAATACGATGAACATAAATGGCTTAAATGTGATGCCATTCGCCTCATTTTGTGATATGTATCACCTAATGGCCAAGCAAAGTGGCATATAGAAATATCGGTTGGCAAAGAGTGGGGGGCGGGCGGTTTATCTTTATACAATGCTACGTATTTTTGAAGGAGGGTCTTATTACATTTAGAATAGGCGTGAAAGTTCAAGAAGGGTTGCTCCAAACAAAGGGGTACAACCTTTCCATCCCGTTTCGTAGTCTCTATATGGTCCAATGCGGCTTTAAATATCTTGCAAGTCGTTTCTGAGTTTTTGAATAAAATTACACCCGCATTCATTCCTTCTGTGTTTGGATCTACAGTGTCCAAATTAAACAATGTTCCTCCCCAAAATTCGTGTCCTATTCTACCCTCTGGTATAACGTATACGAGATCATCAAGCCTGTTATTTAGTATTTGTGTAATATCACCCTGTATAATGATATCTGTGTCCAAATATAGAATTGTCTCGTATGAATCTATGGATGGATAATCAAATATGCGAAGTTTAGAACTACTTGCCTCATGTGTACTATTACATTCCATAAAATGGAATTGTATAGATAGGCCTATTTGATGTCCAAGAATTTCTATCTTACTTTTGAAGTCTTCCGATGTAAATACGAGAAAATCTATACCGTCGGTCTTTGAAAAGTAGATGAGACTTGTAAGAAGAAGTTTCAGAAGCTGGATGTAGTCCTCTTTGAAAAATACGCAAAAGTATACCAGTCGTTTTGCGGGCTTCTGACGGAACACACAGGTCTCCTTTGCGAACGGATGCGACGGATTCGTGTACATGCGATTCGTGGCCCCCTTTGTGAAAACGTCCAGCGACGCCCCCACATCCACATACATATTTGCAGGATTTCGTTTCATACAGAGAGGAATCCAGACCTTACTGAGCGGCCCCGCGGCGAAACAGATGAGATCGCCTCGGAGTTCGCTGATGAATTCCAAGAGTCGGCTCGTTTCTGACTCGCCATCCGTGTCCCATGAATTCACGAGCGTTGCGGAAATTGCGTGTTTACCCTTTATCTGGAGAGTGGTAGTTTCTGCGGAGCCACCGCTGCCCACAAGATAGAAACCTCCAGGATAATTCCGAATAAATTCCGTCCACTTGGCCCAATTTGAATTCATGAAAATATTGGCGTACGTAATTTGCGGCGGCGGAACATGGAATTTTTCTAGGAAGTTCGTATAAATTTCGTTCGTACAATTCCAAGACTTGTTGCATGAATTACATGGAATTCCAATATACAGATTCGGATTAATCATGCGAACACTCTCAGCAAGTTGCTCCCGAAGAACACCCCCCGCCCTCCAAGTCCAATCATCACAATTCTTCAACGTTCTATTCATCAGAATTGCGTACTCTCCGTCGCTCGGCCGAATAAGGCCAAACGGGGTCTTGGACCGAATTTTCCCGATGACCTGGTCCAGATGTTCGGCCATGGACCCTACAAGAGGTTCGTTAGGCTTAAGGACCATTTGAAATTGCGAGACCTCGTTCAACGCATACGCGTTCTGCCCCTCGGTCTCCCAGTGCTGTTTACCGATATGGGTACTGTATACGGAATCAAAAAACGCCGTCTTGTGTCCAGCAGCATTGTATTTCTCCGCGTATCCACGCTCAAAGAATCGGTGGCTCGTCGTATAATCGCCGAGGGCAAGAATGGTGGCCGTTCGGCAAATAGAGGGCTGAAGCGAGTAGTGTGGCCAGTAGCCGCTGTGGCGTCCAGGTAGGTTCGGATTCAGTTCGTGAAGAATTATGCGGTCGTCTTGCTCAAACCCCCCCGTGCGCTCGAGATCATTATAAACCACTCCATAATTCCGGTTGAATACAACCTGGTGAATGTGCTGGTTGGCGTATTTATCCAAGGCCTGAATGCCTCGCTCTACGAAAGAGCCGCGGTGAAAAAACATCCAATCATCCTCCAAATGAATCCAGTAGGTCGGCTTTACTTGGGTAAGTTTTTCCCAAATAATATTCATACTCTGTCGATGTCCACGCTCGGCTTGCCCCTTCATATGATACTCAAAAAAAGGGAATTCGCTGCGCATCACCTCTCGGTCTTCTTCCGATGAATTGTCATCCACACAGAAAAAGGCGTCTATGTGGTTTAGATCCGTCCATGTATTCAAAATAGAGTTGACGGTTTTACGAAAGAGTGCGAGGCGCTTACATGTGGTCATCGTGAGCATCACGCGCGGCGCAACCGGTTTAAGAGGGTTAAAGGAATTTGCGGCGCACAAGACCGGTGTATAGCCCTCCACGATTTTCGTGAGAATCGCATTGTGTTTTGGCTCCAAGTAGATTTTACGGGCTCGAAGGTCGTTCACATAATCGAACATTTTCCCAAGAAAGTCCACCGTCTTCGGAAAGGCGTGATAACAGAATTGCGCGTTCGTGAAAAGATTATCAATCCACCATTTCGTCGTGCCTGTGAAACGTTTCGTGAAAATGATTTCGTACATCTTGGCGGCGATCTCGTGGCGTTTCAGCCTATCGGCTACAATAATCATATAATAGGGCAAGTAGAAATCGTATTCGTCCATGTTTGCAAAGAGTCGCTCACGTCCACCCGTTTCTCCGATATACTCGGACTCAAAATAGGTCTGAATGAGTCCGTAGTAGGTCATGGCAACTTCGGGGAGGCCCTTGATGCAATAGTATTTTACGAGGCGATAAATACATTCCACGCGAGTTCGGTCATATTTGAACGACTCCACTAGATAGGCGAGACCCTCTTGCTCTTTTCCAAGAGTCGTGAGATGATTATAAAGAGAAAGGCAACTCATGTATTTTTCTTGGGCCCAACTCTCTAGTGTGAGGACAACCCTATAGAATTCGACGGCCTTTTCAAATATATTTGCCGACGCGTAACTCTGTGCGCAATAAAAAGCATAGCGACAATGAATGGGGTCCTTTTCCTCTATGGCCTTCTTATAGCCGGCTTCCAGGATACGTGCGTCGTCCTGGTATTTCAGTGGGTTCTTATTGCGTGCACCAGACCGTCCTGATACGAAATAATAGTCGCCTGTAACTTCGGTGGGACTTCCACAGGCCTCCTTACAGGCCGGATATTCATGAAGAACGCCCACATATTTCCACCCCTTTCGGCTACTGAAGAGTTGGCAACGAGAATAGCGAAATCCGCCCTTATGGCCGAATTTGAATTTATACCAGTCAGCTTCGAGGTTCGTCGGAAAAACAAAATTTCCCTCTATACTATCATCTGCATCCCAAACAAACATGTAGTCCGCTTGGCTGGTGGCGGCGGCCATATCAAACGCAATAGTACGATTGTGACCAAAATCCTTCCATTCTGTCTCGTGTATCTGACCAGGAATCTCGCGTTCTGAAAAAAACTGAAGAATATGCTCTTTCGTAGAATCGGTGGAGCCAGTGTCACAAATACTCCACGTGTCTATGGGCACATACTTTAAAAGGTGGCGCAAAGTATCTTTGATAATATGCGCCTCATTTTTTACAATCATTACAAGACATACGGACGGCATTTCTCGTTTCAGGAAATATTTTAATAGGTGAAACGAGGCGCAGCCAACCCATCACGGAGTTTTGGGTAAGTAGGGAGGAGTATCATCTTCGGTTGAAATTGGTACTATTATATTGATAAATTTCGGCTTAGAGTGTCCAGCATTCAGCTTGAAGCCCGCACCTCTGTAGGAAAAAGGGAGTAGTTTCTTCGGAGTACTATTGTTTGTCGTTTTCTGAAATATGCTCGGAATCTCTTTCATAGAATGGGGTGTTCCAAATAGACTCCCGCTTATATCTTTGAGTCCGTTCCGCCAATTTACCACTTTACCTTGTGCCTGTAGCTGTGCCTCTGTCAAGAATAAAGGAGCCGCTTCCCTTTCGGACATTCTTCTCTCCTTATAGAAAAATTGCGAGAACTTTAGCCCATAATATATAAACAAAATGACATCGGTCTTAATCGTAGAATCACCGGCGAAATGCTCCAAGATTCAGGGATTTCTTGGGTCCAGTTGGAAAGTGGTTGCAACTATGGGACACATTCGTACACTCGATGACACATTGGATGCCGTTGGGTTGGAGAGGGACTTTGAAGCAAAGTACGTTTTTATAAAAGAAAAGGCAAAAGCGATTCAACAAATTAAAGATGTTACACGTGGTGCGTCGGTCTTTCTTGCGTCAGACGATGACCGGGAGGGTGAGGCAATATCGTATTCGGTAGCAGTCCTGTTGGGTCTAGACGTCGCCACAACGCCTCGCATTGTCTTTCACGAAATCACTAAGGAGGCCATAACGAACGCCCTGAAATTTCCAAAAAGGATTGCGATGGACCGCGTCAATGCGCAACAGGCGCGGGCGATTCTGGACAAAATGGTCGGCTATACTATTTCCCCCCTTTTGTGGAAATTCGTTGGACAGGGACTTTCTGCAGGACGATGTCAGACCCCGGCTTTGCGCCTCGTCGTAGAGCGAGAGAATACGATTGCGTCATTTCAATCGGAAACCACGTGGTCCATAAAGGGGTCATGGAAGACAAAGACATCCGTAGAGTTTTCGGCGGGTCTTGTGTCAGCTCTAGAGGATGAGGAATCCGCTCTGAACTACATGGAAAACGTAAATGACGACCCAAACGGGCTCGTAAAAGCGGCCGATACGAAGCCCACCAGTACGACGGCTCCGAAACCGCTCATTACCTCGACACTTCAGCAAGAAGCATCGGCTCTTTACGGTTCTCAGCCAAAAAACACGATGCGTATTGCGCAGAAGTTGTACGAGGCTGGCCATATTACTTATATGCGCACGGACCATCCTGTGCTTTCAGAGGAAGCAGTGGCGGAAGCGAAGACCTACATTCGGGAAACATTTGGAGAGGAATACGTCATAGCTGGAGAGGCCAAGAGGACAAAAAAGGTCGTGACAACGAATGCTCAAGAGGCTCATGAAGCTATTCGCCCCACGCATATTTCCACGGTGGAACTTCCTGCAAGTGAGGACTGGTCTGCGCCCGAGCGGAAGTTATATAAACTTATTTGGAATCGGACACTTCAGAGTGTGATGCCTGCGTGCAGAGGTGAGGACCGCAATGTCTTTATTGTTTGCTTAGGTGACCCTAGCGAAATGGAATGGAAGGCCACATGGCATCGGACCACGTTTCCAGGATGGAAACGAGTAGGTCAGGCGCTTGCAAATTTGGATGAAGACGATGAGAAAGATGATACTGAAAACGCGGCATGGACACTTGGCCAAATGCTTCATACGGGCGACTGTATTCAGTGGACTGCAATGGAAGCAGCACCTAAGGAAACACGAGCGAATCCAAGATTCACGGAGGCCACACTTGTTCGGGAATTGGAGCGCTGCGGAATCGGGCGGCCGTCCACATTTGCGCCACTTGTCGACACGATTTTGGAGAAGAAATATGTGGATAAGGTCGACATGGAAGCAAAACAAGTGGCTTTTACGACATATAAGGTGGGTGCGCCCCTTTCGTGGCCGCCTGTAAAAATGAGCGAAATAAGAAGGGTTGGTGCGGAAAAGAATAAACTTGTCCCAACGGCACTCGGGCGTTCTGCGCTAGAATTCTGCATACGGGAATTTAGTGAACTCTTTGAATACGGATTTACGAAGCAGATGGAGGAGCGGCTTGACTTGATTGCTTCAGGTAAGGCCGCGTGGAAGGACCTGTGTCGCGATACATGGGCAGCCTATAGGTCCAAATATGAAGAAATGAAAACTGCGCCGGCCTCTGTTGTACAGACGGGACGCCAGAAGTTATTTGCAGGTGGAATCAAGGCTGTTCAATCCAAAAAAGGACCACTTCTTCTTATTGAGGGGTCTACGCCTGAAGAAACTGTATTTTATGGCTGGCCTGGTGCGTCTATTGCATTTTCCGCTATAACAGAAGAGCAGGCTGTAGAGCACGTAGCGGCATGTAAACGAGAGAGGGCACAAGAGGCACTCGGTGATTACGAGGGGACGCCTATGGTGCGCCGAATGGGGCCCTATGGGGCTTATGTGCTGTGTGGGTCCGCTCAAGTTCCTTGGACAGATGTAGACACTGCGGACACGATTCGGGCTAAACTCAAGGCGAAACAGGAGAGTGTTCTACACATACTTGGCCCGTTTGAGTTCCGTAGAGGGCCTTACGGTATCTATATGTTCAAAAAGGATATCGTTGGAAAGGGGCGAAAATTCGTGGGTCTTCCATCAGCAGTAGACCCGAAGGTACTCACACTCCAGGCGGCCACTTCACTCTACCAGGCGGGTTTACAGCAAAAAGCAAAAGCAAAGGCTTACGGCTCTGCCGCAATAAATAAAAACCGGATAAATCAATAGAGGATGTCGTCTAGAAGGGCGAGCGTTTCCAGTATAGGTGGTAAAGAAAAGGATGTGTCAGGGAATTTGGCTCCGATTCCGGGCCCGAAGAAATTTTTAAACGGTTGGACACCTGAACAGGAGCGTCTTATGGGAAAATGGGCGGACGTTGCAGGGTGCTATCGGTGGCTACACGATCGCTCAGAAAAGAAATACACAAAACTCAATATGTACATAACAATTCCCGTAATTATTTTGAGTACTCTTACAGGAACCGCAAATTTTGCGCTAGACAGTTTCATAGAGAGGGACAATTATTCAGCAAAGACCTATGCTCAGGCCACTATTGGTGGCATCAGCATTTTCGCAGGAATTCTAACAACACTTGGTAATTTTTTGCGATTTGCGCAAGGCTCAGAGGCGCATCGCGTTTCTTCTGTAGCCTGGGGCAAATTTCAGCGTCAAATCACCGTTGAAATTTCTATACATCCCAACGACCGTATGGATTGTATGGACTTTCTCCATATTTGTCGACAGGACTTGGACCGCCTAATAGAGCAATCCCCCCCAATATCCGATGACGTGATTGAGATGTTTGAAAAGGAATTCAAGGATGTTGAGAATCTCAATAGGCCCGATATATGCCATGGTCTGGAGCATACGGTTCCTTTCAATTCCACAAAACCCCGTTTGATGAAAATGGTTGCAGATGCAACAATATATTTGAAGCAGCGTAAGAAATTATTGCGGGACGATATTTTACCGGATATTTCAGATAAAATTGCGCTAAATGTGAAAACAGAGGTAGAGGTGGCCCTACAGAAAAAATGGGAAGAATTTGAGAAAAAACATCATGTCGAGCCCCCGCCAACCGAAGAATTTGACAAAAGTACACCCTTCAACTTCAGTGGAAATTGGCGACGTCTTATTGGAATCAATCAACCGGAGCAGACAGCAACAGTAACTCCACAATCGCCGGTGGCCGCGATGAACGAAGTTTCTATGAATGAAATTATAACGAGCACCTCCCCGAAAGATATTGTAATTACAATGAAAGTCACTCCAGAAGAACCTTCTGCACCGCAATTACCGTCAGCGACGGTAGTCTCACATACAGCGACGTTTGATTGAAGATGTTTGGTGTCTAACGGAGTGTAGCGTTATGTGCTGAATTAACGGGATGTGTCGTTAATCTATTCTATCCCCAATTTTTGTAATATCCTCTAAAAAATCGGGACTAATTGTTGCATTTGCAATAGTGCTATCTAGCGGTACAAGTGTTAGGTGTGTTATTTCTGGTGGAGAGCCTGTAGGGATTATTCGGTTCAATAAGAGTTTACATATAGTATCCGGAAATGTTTTATACAGAGGACTTCTTTTTACACTTTTATGCGTGTAGTCGAGTAATTTTTTATGCGTGTAGTCGAGTAATCTTTCTAAATCACTATAACTGTATATAACCGTTATGTATATTCCCCAGCCTTCAACTTCCATAAAGATTACATCCCTAGGACGCAATAATTTTGTTAATTTTTTTAGAAAAACGGGGTCAATATCTTTGATATCAAAGAGTTCTTCAATTGTTTCTCTGAGTGCAGTTTCCATGAATGTTTCTTCATCTTTGCGTCTTCCTCCCAGACCGCTTATGATAGATTTTTCCTTTTTTTTTTGATATCCGGCAAGCAAGGTTGTTCCATTTGTAAATATACATCCTGCACCTTCGAAATCGTTTTCTTCAGGGGAGAGCCTTTTACTTTTGTTAGTTCTGCGTGGAAGATTGCGTGGTGTAGATACATCATTACCCATTCTACTTTATGGCGCAATATTTTATATTTTAAAATTATTACCGGCTCGGCATGTGCCAAAGTTAGGTACATACTCGGTATGATCTAACTTTGGAATATGCCTAAATTACGGTAAGTAGTTTATGCTAAAATTCTTATATGAATGTAGATGGACGATGGAAATTATGATCCAACAAAAGAAATAAATGGAACATGTGAAGTATTAAAGGCATTACTACCTCCAGAAAAGGCTAATTTTGTACTTAGTATGTTAAAGTCATGTAGACAATTCATAACACAAGGTGTTTCGGAAATAACACAGTGTAATAATACAATTGGTAAAGTAAATCCGTATTCGTTTGAAAAAAATAATTTAGAAAGTTGTACAAAATGCTATATTTGTGGTTTGCCTATTCTGCATGAGAAAATTGGTGGAATGGCTGCTGAATGTGAGCACGTACTTCCTGTTATTGTAGCCGCAATATATCTTTCATTATATAAAAATAAGGCCAATAGAGGTTCAGATGAAATAAAACTAGTATATCAATGGGCACATGAAACTTGTAATCAAGAAAAGGGGGCTATATCGCCGTTGTATATGGAACGTCTAACTCTGCCGCGAACGGGAGGCGCAAAGGCTATAGAGGTGCAAAAGAGGTTGGCCTTTGCGCCTAGAAAATTCTTAAAGACAAAATCACCAAGGGTGTCCAGGCGCACGCGGCGGCAAAGCGCGCGCGGCACGCCACGTCGCGCGGGGCGCGCACAAACCCCAGCGCGGGGCCGCCCGCGCGCCGATTTAGAAATCAAGCAGTTAGAAATGAATGATATTCCTTTTGATGGAGATGGTTTTAGACCGCCGAACATTTCAAACCAGAACTTCTGGAAAAGATTCCGCGAGCAAAAAAATCTAAATGAGCGCGTTTCCGGAGATGTTTTTAAAGTAAATTCTGAAAAAATTAAAGATTTGCTAAGAAGTATATGGCATACACAACGGAAAAATTCTATCTATTTCAAAACACAACTTCAAAGAAATTTTAATGATGAGAAATTTTTTATTCAAGAGCGTGCTCCTTATTTGCAGAATATTTTTCAGGAAATTGCAAATTTTTTGAATGAACGTGCGGCGAATGATGGTTTCGTATTTGGACGTTTGTATGACCTGGCTGGAAAGGCACTTATTGCAGCAGAGGGCTATAATCCAGCAGTCAACGCCCAATTTAATAAACAAATTCCAACATTGAATAGGACTATGACTAATACTACAGGATTACAAAAATTGATTGATGCAGCTGAAATTCTATATAGGGAATTTAAAACGATTAGATCAACACAAACTGTTAGTAGGAAAGTGTCGAAGAGCCCCCAGAGTCGGACCACGACCGCGAGGAAATCAAGGAAAAGGGAATCGCCGAATTGGTTGCATTGGCAGGAAGTAGGAAAAGAACGAGAAAAAAAAGCTGCGAAAAATTTAGCGAAATTAAAAACTTGGTGGTAGTAAATTACACGAGTCTACCGCAAACTCAGAAAATAACTTGTTATAATTCAAACGCTAAATGAATTTCAATGATTCTTAATAATAGCACACGCCGTTACAATACCCAAAGTAAATCCAAGAAGCATTCCTTGTGTAAATGCCATGTCTTTTTGGTACATCATCATTAAGATAATCTTCTCGCGCATATTTACGTAAGAAGATTCTCCTTTCTGAAGAATAGGTGGAAAATCCTCTGTATCTGCCATGAGGTGTAAGATTCCCACTCCACCGCTTCAATTTTTAGTAATGCCAAGTACTTAATTTAAGTACTTGGAGGTACTTAACTTAAGCACATCACGGTACATACCGTTAGAAAATTCCTGGCCACGGTCCACTTGGAACTTGCGCAGCAGGTATCGTCGGTTGATTATAGACATGTAGATACAATCCATTTGTTGAAAGCGTGTTATTCAAATAGGACAGGCTAGAAATTCTTACAGTTCCCCCACTAGGAGATGCGTTATCTATTTGATGGTACATAGCGAGATTGACAGTTGGATTGATAGCAATACTTGTGGAAAGTTGATACGAACTAATATTCATGCGAACCGTATCAGTAAATACATTAGACATCGTTCTCGGATAGGAAGTAGTACTTACTTGCTGTGATGTGATATACCGAACATTACTTGTTTCCGGGTAGATTCTATCCGCTTGAATGTACGAGGTTATCTTCTTAATAGATGACATCGGGTCTATAGTATCCGAATCATGTGCCATGTGAGAAAACACGTAATTCGGGTAATACTCTAGAGAAATTTTCGTGTTGAGGTTGGACATATTGATATATTTTGCAATATGTCCTCCTTCAAATTGTATAGAACTCATATGTAGATTTGCACCGGATGTCGACATCTCGTTTCCATCAGATAATGTAAAGGGAATTGAACTCACAAATGATATATTCTGGGGAGAGCAGAATACTGTGGAAAAACTGCTCACAGATAATTTCGCATTATTACGCATTTCTCCGTCTAGAGTGGAATATCCAGCCGCGGAAAATGTACTAATTCCTACAAAAATGGACTGCTTTGTATTTACAGTAGAAAATATGATATCTCTTGCGCCGTAAAATTTTACGGTCGACTGTAAAGATACTGCGCTCATAGCATTTGAATTTGGAATTGAATCTGTATCGGATATCTGCGCTAAACTCCCACCATTCACAACCAGTGGCGGAAATTGGAGTGAGAGCATGAGCGAACTTGTTGTTGGATTCACGTAGGCTCCAAAAGTACTCGGAATAGCCATTGTGCTTACGAGCAGTGTATTATAATTTACATCAGCAGAAAAAGTGGAGGTAAGGTTATTTCCACCAAGAACCGTTTTGAAAGATGACACAGGAAAAATAGAACTTACGGAGTTCCATGTTGTCCCACCCTGTCCGTTCGCTATAAGTATATGATTTCGGGTGATATTTTCATTGTTTGTCTTTTTTACAAATAGACTTTTAATTGATAGGCGTGAAAAACTAGCTGACTGAGATGCCATTCTTATTAAAGAATAGAACTTGTTCCGTATGCTAAAGACGCAAGTGCGAAAAATAAGAGTCTATAAAACCGAAAACGCCAACAGATGTCTTCCTTCCCAGTCAAAATTGTCCTTCTTACAATGGTAAAAAACGAAGAGCGAAATATTCAGCGCCTGTTTTCTTCCGTCGGTTCCTGGATTGACGGTATTGTTCTCTGTGATACAGGCTCTACGGACGGAACGGTACAACTCGCAAAAACGCTTATAGAGGAAATGAAACTGCCCGGAAGAATATATCAGTTTCCGTGGGAGAATTTCGGAAAAAGTCGCACAAATAGTTTCCAGTGTTTTCAGGCGTGGGTAAATAAATACACGAAGTGGGATCCGACAAGGGTATTTTGTCTTCTCTTGGACGGCGATATGGTTCTTCCCAATGAAGAGGGTCTTCATGCAACACTGGGAGAGTTAAATACAAGTTACGGAGGCGTAAATCTACAGCAAAAAAACGGTGGAATCATCTATTATAATACACGTCTTCTTCGTTGCTCCGAGAAATGGCGGTGTATCGGGTCCACGCACGAGTACTGGGAGTGTGAAGCAAAGGCTGTGGAGAATATAAATAAACCGATTATTACGGACATTGGTGACGGAGGGTGTAAGGACAATAAATTCACCCGTGACGCAGCATTACTGGAAGCTGACCTAGTTACTGACCCAACAAATGTACGCACGCATTTCTATCTAGGACAGACCTATATGTCGACCGGGCAACACGAAAAGGCCATACATATTCTCGGACGCCGTATTGAATTGGGGGGCTGGGATGAAGAGCGGTATATAGCACATATATATCGGGGCGACTGTATGAAAACACTCGGGCGACCTCTGGAGTCTGTGGAAGAATGGCTGAAGGCCTGGCAACTCCGTCCGCACCGCACAGAGGCTGCGCTCAGACTCATTACACACTACCGGCAGCAACCAAATATGAATTTTGCGGCGTATATGTACATCGAAAAACTTTTGCAGTTTCAACTTGGGCAGACCGTCGAGGGCAATACTATCTGGAAGCCGCTTGTAAACAATGATATACTATTTGTGAGTCATACGGATATGCGCTTCCAGATTTGGGAAGAAATTGGCATTGTCTCCTTTTACGTGAAAAAAATAGAAGCAGCACAGTACCGTTTGGACCTGCGCATAATGTGTTCCGAAAATGATTTTCAGGAGCGCAATCGCCTTCTAGATTTGTATCAGTGGTATAAATGGCAGATACCATTCGTTCAGCGGGTTCGTCTAGAACTAACAACGGAGCATGTGCCTTGGCTTGGAGAGGGTACGTGGCGCGCGTTTAATCCGACAATTCGGAAAGAGGGTGACAGATATGTAATGAATCTTCGGCATGCAAATTACCAAACCACGGATGCAAATGTATACACTTATAGAGCGCATCACGGCTCTATTATAACTCGGAACATCGTAGCAGATTTTGGGGCCAAATTCCAAGTCTTGGAGGACCGGCGTAAACCGATAGACCTCGTGATACCGGACCAATACGTTATTAATCGGGGAACGAATATTCACGGAATAGAGGATTGTCGGTGGATGGGCGATTCATCACTCATTGGAACCACGCGACAGTTTCACGAGTCTGATATGAATCGAATGATTCGCGTAGACCTGGACTATAATTCGAGGGGGATTATACGACTGAAGCCACTGGCTGCACCAATTGCTCGAGAAGATCACGACTGCCAGAAGAATTGGTTACCCTTTGTATGGAAGGGGCGTGAATGTTTCGTATACCGAATCAATCCGTTCCAGATCTATACCATGGAGGGTCAGAGAGTATTAGAGTGGAAACCGAAGAGTCCGATTACATTTGATAATTTGCGTGGGTCGGCTGCGCCGGTTCCTTGGAAGTCGGTGGCGTATCCTGGCGAGGAGTGGCTGATGGTTGCGCACTTTTCCTATTATGGAGGCGGTTCCGCGAGTGGTGGTGGGCGGAAATACTATCATCGATTCATAACGCTCGGGGCAGATTTGGTGCCGTCGCGCATTTCCAAGATATTCTGCTTGGGCGATGCGCATATCCAGTATGTGGCGGGCATGTGCGAGTCTTTGACTGCAGGGAATTACGTACTGACAATGGGTGTGAATGACTCAGAGGCGTGGGCTACGGAGGTGGCGGGGTCCGTTGTGGAGGGTGCGCTGTTCCAGGAACTTTCTTAAGGGCAGCCGTTAATAATCTTGTCCGTGGCCGTGGCCAGCATCATAATAAAAGGAGACCTCTTTCACAAAGACACTGTCCGTATGCTGCAATGCTCTTAACCAGCAATCATAATCTTCTTCACCATTTCTAACGTGTTTCATGTTACTTATTTCATCTAATACCACCTTTTCGATTAGAACAGAACTTGTTATCATAGAATTATTGTCGGACATAAATTCCAGATTGAATACTTCTGGAAATCCCTTTTCTAGAAGGTCGTAACCCTTATATTTATAATAATTTAGCAACCCCTGTTCATTTTTTAAACAGTCTAAGTAATGTTCGGTAATATATTTCTTGTAGGTGTTATTGCTATCATACACACCAATTCCAAATAATCCTTCGGTGGAAGACATTTTACACCCAGTTTTGTTCATAGCCTCCAATTGCTTTTCTATTTTAGAAGGGAACCATATATCATCGTCATCGCAAAACGCAATGTAATTTCCAGATGAATTTTCAATTCCTCTGTTCCTCACATACCCTCCGCAAGCATATCCGAAGATACTCTTTGAATTCCTATCCAAATGAATCATGGTAACTCCGTTTTCTTCCCAATTATACTCGTAATACTCTCTTTCCGTGGAACAGTCGTTCACGGCTATAATTTCTATATTTGTATACGTTTGTGTTTGGATAGAGCGTATTGCGTTTAAGAGGTATTTGAACCGATTATAAGTCGGAATTATAACGCTCACGAGATCCATTTATAGGGGAATATATTGTGTAGACGATAAAAATACGGAATAAATAGGGATGAGTACGCACGACACCGATGGAGGCGTGCCGCTACAGTGGGATTCTAATATAGACCTTTTTCTCGCGGGATGCTGCGACAATGCCAAATGTTATGAGTGGATGCACACGGAGGCCCACTCCATTTTTGAGAGTCGGGCCAAGCATTATATGATTATTATGAATTGTCTGACGGCGGTGGCGGGACTGAGTAATATTATTACAGGCGGGGCGCAGATTGGAACTTTCCAAATCGCCTGGGTTTTCGGTGGAATTTCCGTGCTGGTTTCTACGCTCAATGTCATTCAAGATAAATTAGGATATCAACAGGCAAGCGCCTTGCATAAAAAGAGTGCAAATGAATGGGCGACGATTCGGGCGAAAATCACGGAGGTTCTGACAATTCCTTATGCGGGCCGAAAGGATTGTAAGACATTTTTGCGGTACATTAAGACGGATATACAGCAGGCGACGTTGGAGGGGAATTCCAATATACCGAAAGAATTGCGTGCGGCGTGTTATAATCGGTTTAAGATGATTCCAGAATTTGAAATTCCGGAGATTTGTGGGCAGATGGAGCACACGAAGATTTTTATTCGGGAAAGCCATATAACGACCCCGCTCTTAGAGGAGCATTCGTGAATCCGCATGGACACATGCCGGTATCCTATACCGTGATCTGCATAAAATAAGTCTCCCATTTAGGGGTACTTATTTTAGACCAATGGGCATTTCAAACCGGCACTTAGGCGAAGAGATTTTTACGTGTTGGTTAAATAGCCGGTTTGAAAACCCTACAGTGTAATTAACTTTAGACCTATGCTCATTTCAAACCGGCACTTAGATATAATTTTATTTTACTATATAATGTATTATATAGTAAAACTAAATGGAATTTATGACATCATATGCGCTCTATGTATTCTACGTTATATACGTATTCCTTATATTGGAACTATTCATTTGAATATGATAAAAAATAATGAAACTAATATTATTTTTCAAAGATATTACGCCTATTGGATATCTACATATGGTTATATGCGATTAACAACATCTGATATAAACTTCATAAAGATGTCATATTTCATTGAAGCATTCTGCACAGCAAATGAATTGTATTATACAAATGATATACACATATATAAATCATTATTTGTAATAACAGTATCTTTATTATTTGGAATAGTAATATAAATATGCCAGTTTGAAATGTCCAACGGTCTAATACTGGGCAATAGTCAAAAAAACGGAACAGGTGAGACTTTAACCCACGACCCTTACCCATAACTGACAACGCACGGCCTTCTGTGCTTCTGTCCCCAAATAATAAATAACAACTAAAGTTCTTTCAATTTTTACATTAAAATTTGAAAGAATTTATCTGTTTAACTAGGCTTTAGAATAGATAAAATGACTGCTCAGGAACAGGTGCAAATAGAAACTATCCAAATAGTCGTTAGTAAGAAACAACAAGAAAAGCCTCTAGCCATCCAAATTTTACAGATTGGCAACCAAATATCGAATCTGTTATACGGAAAATCACTTGAGCAATGCTTGGGAAAAAAGCAGAAAATCAGTTCTGTATCCTCTGACTACCATAAACACAGACATTTCTGTATTAAAATGCCGTGTAATCTTGAAGATATAAAAGGCGACAAAAAATCTATAGAAAACTATACCTATATTATAAATATGATAAAACATGGGAAGCAAGAGAAGTTTTCTATAGATATAATCTAATAATTAAACCTCCAGCATATTACTAAGTACGTGCCCGTTTGAAATGTTCAGCGGTCTAAGCCCACATCACTACTTTAGGCGTGTAGGCTAAGTTAGGTACACCCTAGGTGTGTACCTAAGTTTGACACATGCCTGTACATCTACTATGTGGAGACGCCATTACTGCGCATTCGCTGCAGGCTTCTCAGCCGCTACATCCACAACTACCACATCATCCACCTTCTTCAGTAGCTTATCTGAGTATTTTGTTGCCTCCACGAGATACGCATGGTCCTTCGGAAGAAGAGCCTTGACGGCAGACAAGCATGCGGGTAGACAGGCTCTCCAATGTGCGGGCTTTCTCAGATCCAGTTTCCCAGACGCAGCAGAAAGAAGCAGATCCACCGATACGGATACGGCGGACATAACACTTTCCTCAAATGCCCTCTTCGTTTCTGCATCGGCTAATCCAGTCAAAGTGTCTAGTCCACCAGAAGCATCTAGACCCTTCTTGAGTGTCAGAAGGAGCATGGCCTTCTTCTCGGAGCCGGATAGACCTACCAGCTTCTGGATCTTCACAACGAGTATCGTAGCAATCTGAATGACCTCACCGGCGTCCAGAACACCGTCCGCTTTCGCAATAATAAACGCATTACGGGTTTCTTTCACGAGCTCCTCGAGGGGGGTTAGCGACATTTCTATACGATGGATAGTTTTTGTTCCTTAGATGGCTACTTTAAAAGTGTATACGTAGATGCTCATATTCAAGGAATAGCACTCGTGCGCAGAGTAGAGACAGCAGCAGCGATGCGATCTATGGCGGCTGTGAGAGTTCTCGGTATAGGGGCAACCCAGTTTCCAGATGTTGCGGGCATATAAGAGATTGCGGCTGTGTTTATATAGGCATTTGTACCAACTATAGGGGGAATAGAACGATTACCAAATATATATGGAGCTGAATTTGCTGAAGGTAATACAGATGTAATTATTGTGTTATTTGTCCAATTAATTCCATCTCTTGATATTGCAACCACATAATTCAAATAATCTCCTCCTGCAATAAAGATAGAACCATTCCATACAATACTTGCTACACTATTACTAAATAAAGTATTTGCGCTAGATGATGCCGTCCAATTAATTCCATCCGTGGAATATATAATACGATTTGCGGAATAACTCCCAACAACCCAAATTGAGCCGTTCCAAACTATACAATTTACACTTGCTTGATAAGCAAGCACACCTTGTGTGAGTAGGGCTGCTGCACGAACGGTCCATGTAGTTCCATTAGAAGACGAATAAAGACTTGTACCATTTCCAGCAGATCCTAAAAGTATCATCTGTCCATTTGAAGCAAGTTTACTTGAAACAGAGGGAGAAGGGTCTAAAAGTGTTAACCAAGTAATTCCATCTGTTGAATATATTAATTTAGTAAGATAACCAGCCAAAAAAATAGAGCCATTCCAACTAACTCCATAAATCACACTATTTAGAATTGCGTATGCAGAAGACGATGCGGTCCAATTTATTCCGTCATAGGAGTATGCAAGTGAGGCGGATGTTCCTTGACCTACTGCTACAAAAACGCTCCCATTCCACGCAACCTGATAGACATTATTGTTTAAAATTGCTGTTCCTGATGCAGATGCAGTCCAATTAATTCCATCATAGCTGTAAGCTAAAGTGCTTGTAGAAGTTACAGCTATAGCTGCAGCAACCCATATTAAACCATTCCAAACAAACCAACTGTTTTGCCCTGTTGAAAAAACGCTGCTAGGCGATTTATACCATTCTATACCATCATATGAATAGGCAAGGCTAGTACTCATCCCGCCCACACAGAATTTAGATGTCACTTGACGATTTATGCGATTTAGATTTGATAAATTTGGAATACGACGGCTTGCAACTGAAGAGCCATCTGTAGTAGCGACTGCAGTATTTGCAGATGTGAGAGCAGACCAAGTTATTCCATCTGTGGAAGTAACAAATGCATATGAACCGTAACCAGTAGAAGCAACAAATCGTATGCCGTTCCACCCTATACTGCTTCCCGCAGCTGTAATGAGTGAATTTCCACTTGCAGATGCCGTCCAAGTAATTCCATCGGAAGAATATATGACACGATTTGTAGAATTATAGGCACCTAAGATAACCCATCTAATTCCATTCCACTCAGCACCTGCCACACCATTTCCATTCCCTATTAAACTTGAAGCAGAGGCTGATGCCGTCCAAAATAATCCATCATAGGAATATATTACTTGGTAATTCGCGGTTGAACCTAAACCTAACCAAATTGTTCCATTCCAAACATACTTATTAATATAGGCGTTCGGCGCACTCGTATTTAAATTCCATAAAATTCCGTCATACGAATATAAGTGATAATTTTGAACACCGCCTGCATAGGATGAAGCAATAGAAATGAATCCATTGGAGCCGACAGCGGTTCCTTCTATATTATATATGAAGGTAGCAAGCCCACTTCTAGTAACGTCGGTATTTATCCAATTAATTCCATCATAGGAATAGATAATTGCTGCATTATTAACTCCACTGATTGCTGTACTTAAACCAACAGCAATCCATACATTTCCATTCCATACAAGATCAGTACATCTAGTATTCAAAAGAGATACAGCAGAAGATGCAACAGTCCAATTAATTCCATCAAATGAATAAGATATAGTATTTGAAGAACTATATTTACCGGATACCCATACATATCCATTCCAAACTGTCACTCGAAATCCGTTATTCTGTGAAATTGTAGATGCAGATACAAACCATGTAAGTCCATCATATGAATATATTATTTTCGAGGAAATATCCCCACCGGATGCGACCATGAAATTCTCCGTCAGTGCGTTTGAAGCTGGACCTGTTGCGCCCGTATTCCCGGTTGGACCACCTGAAGGACCTGTAGGACCAGTTGCGCCTGTTGATATGGCTGCGCCATCTCTCCCAGTAGGACCTGTCGAGCCTGTGGGGCCTGTTGCGCCTGTTGGACCTGTTGTTCCTGTTGGACCAGTTGCTCCTGTTGGACCAGTTGCTCCTGTTGGACCTGTTGCTCCTGTTGGACCTGTTGTTCCTGTTAGACCTGTTGCACCTGTTGGACCTGTTGCACCTGTTGGACCTGTTGCACCTGTTGGACCTGTTGTTCCTGTTGGACCTGTTACTCCTGTTGGACCCGTTACCCCTGTTGGACCCGTTGCACCTGTTGGACCTGTAGCATTTCCCATAATAACTTGGTAGACCCAGTCGTTTCCGGAACTCGCTGTCAACTTACGGATATTGGTATTGCCTGCGTCCGTTACATAAATATTATTTCCATAGACAACGAGCCCTGCAGTATTTGAAAACGTTGCAATTGTTCCAACGCCATTCGTATTACCTGTGGTCGTTCCGTTAGAACCCCCTCCAGCAATCGTTGTAACAACTTGCGATTCAATATTTACTTTACGGATTTTCATACCAGTAGAAAAATCAGATACAAACAGATTACCAGCCCCGTCATAGGTTATACCTTGACCCTGAATATCAGCCTGAAAGCTAAACAGCGCATTTGTCCCCACGCCATCCGCGTATCCACTTGTCGTTCCATTTGCACCACCACCTGCTAGAACAGAGGAGGTCTGTGTTGCAATGACGGATTTTACAATTCTGTCTCGATTGCAATCTATTGTAAACAAATTGCCAGAAGTATCAGCTGCTATAGATCCTGTAAATGCAAATCCCGTTATGAACGCGGTTGTCACTGCATTTGTCGTTAGATTGTAGGCGTCTATGAATGTATTATCTCTATACGTAACATACAAAACTCCTGCATAGTGTGCTATACCAATTCCGGAAGCTTGTAAGCCTCCAGACGACGGTGTGAGCGTCGTTATATTACCCACTGTATCAATCTTCGTAATTACTGCACCAGGGTTTCCATAATTTATACAATAAATATTTCCACTATTGTCTATTGTAAAAGTGATTGGCCATGATGAGAGCGTTGCGATGACTGTTCCAGAATCAGGTGTTCCTGCAGTAACTATATATTTGACAATTGTATTATTCCCTTGTGAAGCTACGTAGAAATTCGTTCCCGCTGTATTAAATATACAGCCACGTGGTCCATTCAGTAATCCGCCCGTAATAAATGTGGACGCAGTATATCCTCCATTGACTGTGAACGTATACAGAAACGAATTAGACGTATTGAGATACTGAAGCCCTAAAGCGCCGTTCTGTGTAAAAGGACTGACTGTTCCGACCTGTACACCTGAACCAGTGGGACCCAAAGAGCCTGTGGCGCCTGTGAAGCCTGTGGTGCCTGTGGTTCCTGTGGCGCCTGTGAAGCCTGTGGTGCCTGTTGGGCCTGTTGGGCCTGTGAAGCCTGTGACGCCTGTTGGACCCGTTGCTCCCGTTGGACCCGTGTTCCCCGTTGGACCCGTGTTTCCAGTCGAACCCGTGTTCCCCGTTGGACCTGTTGGTCCCGTTGAGCCTGTTGGACCCGTTGGTCCTGTTTCTCCTGTTGGACCCGTTGCTCCTGTTGGTCCCGTGTTCCCTGTTGGACCAGTTGGTCCTGTTTCTCCTGTTGGACCCGTTGCTCCTGTTGGTCCTGTGTTCCCCGTTGGACCCGTTGGTCCTGTATTTCCTGTTACACCCGTTGGACCCGTTGGTCCCGTCCAACCTGTAAAGCCCGTCACACCTGTCCATCCAGTCGGACCCGTACCAGGATTCCATAAAATCGTCGTGTGTGTATGAGAGAGTTTATTCGAGCGGAAATAGGCTGTAATAGAGTGTCCTGCGCCAATAAAGACCGCATACAGCTTGATTCGGATCAAATAGCTCACATCAGGCAGAACTATTGCGGGAACGTATAGGGTATCAATATAGTTCGTGTTGGTTGTGTAAACCGACGTTGCATTCGTGCTATCTCCAGCGGACACGAGTGTTTCCGTCAAACCGTTTGAAGTAACATAGTACACACTGAAATAGAATTTTACATTGTCTAGATCGTCGTCGGAACTTGCATATAAATTCACGTCCCACAGACCACTGATAATACTGGGTGTAGTGAGAATACCCGAGGGCATTGTGAATGTTCCCAACAAGTATGCATTGTTTGCTGCTTGAGGGCCCGATGTGATTGTTGTTATAGCCGATGTATCAGGAAGGTCGGGCAAAGTTCCTGTTTGAGGTGCAGCGCCTCCTGCCGTATCTAAAAAGAGTGAGAGTCCACCTGAAATACCGTTGAATCCCATAGGTCCTGTTTTCCCTGTTGGACCAGTATTCCCGGTAGGTCCCGTTGGTCCCGTTGCGCCTGTTGGACCCGTGTTTCCCGTTGGACCCGTGTTTCCCGTTGGACCCGTTGGTCCCGTTGCGCCTGTTGGACCAGTTGGTCCTGTATTCCCTGTTACACCCGTTGGACCCGTGTTTCCTGTAGGTCCTATTGGACCCGTTGGTCCTGTATTCCCTGTTACACCCGTTGGACCCGTATTCCCTGTTGGACCCGTGTTCCCCGTTGGACCCGTGTTTCCAGTCGGCCCCGTGTTCCCTGTCGGTCCATTCAATCCTCCGTAAGGAAGTGCTAGCCAAGCCCGAACTCCATCACCTATCTTGAATTGACCCGAATTGGTTTCATATCCCATTTCTCCAACGGCTAAAACAGGATTGGTACTGCTCCATTCTGAAGCTGTAGCCCTCCTAAGTTGTATCTGAACATAGGGCATGCGTTCTCTATACTAAGAGAACAAAAGCCCCCATACACACTAAACTAACCGAATATCTGCGTTACGAACATAGTTGGAAAGAAATCCTTCAATCGCTACCTGCGAAATCAAATTTCCGTTCGGAAAGGTCGTTACGCTTCGCGTAGATAGAAACATCTGTCCCAGAATTACTTTCGACCCTGTGACAGAAACGGATTGTGTGTAGGAATACAGGGGTGGGTCGGACGTGCTTCTGTTATCATTGGAACTGGTAGTAATCGTATTTATTATCGGCTGTGTAATCGTAAACCACAAATAACAAATCGTCGGATTTGTCAAGCCGTATTTTTGATTCACCCAATAGAATCCGCCTCTACCTTGATTCGGAGTCGTGTACGTCCCTGAAAAATTCGCGTTGGACCCGAAGGGTGACCCCGCCATACCCACATTCCCACTGTTCTTCCATTCAGCGACAGCCGAAGCCGTCGTAAATCCCAGCGCAACCTGTGGCCACACATTCGCTTCACTGACAAAATAGTTGGACCCTATTGTCCCATAGGGTACAGTCGTCGCTCCAAAAGAAACAATATTTCCTTCATTCCACATATTAAAACCTCCGTCGTATATCGTAGAGGGTGAGCCGTCAAACACATAGTTATAGAACGTGGGAAATGCCGATACTGCAAGTGAATATGCACTAGTTTTATGCCAGTTCGAAAAGGACGCAAAATCTATAGAGTCAAATGGGGGTGCTCTGGACCGTCCGTAGCCGAATTGGCCTGCAAGGCTCATATATAACGGCATCCCTCCTATTTAACCAAAACTTGTTATTTGCGACAAAACTATCCAGACGGACCCAGTGTAATAGAGTGTGAGCGACTGAACCTCAGTCTTATTCGCATTTACGGGAGGAATGAAGCCGTTTGGCCACTTTACCGTCTGGGAAACCCCTCCAATCTGTATGACACTCGCATAGTATGGTGCGGCACCCTGCTCAAGAATCAGAACGACCACGTAACTTCTATTGCCTGTTATCGGGAGATTAGTTATGTTACAGGTGAAATTTGCCGTTATTCCGGTGTGGTAGAAAATTCCGCCCGCCAGCCAGTTATGTACGACAACGCCGGCCGCACCCGTAATTGCGCTAGAATATTCCTGAATTTGTTGGACGGCGAGTGTTCCGTTCACGGTGAGCGAATTCACGTTCGTTGGAACGGGTCCTGTCATCCCTGTGGGACCTGTATTTCCTGTGGGACCATTTAGACCTCCATAATTCAGTGAATTCCATCCCGTATTCCCCCGCCCAATTTTAAATTGCCCAGAGTCGGTTTCATAACCAAGTTCACCCACAGCGAGTACAGGATTCACTATCGCCCAACTCGTCGCCACGTCATGTCGAAGTTGTAGGATAATATTTGCACCATTGTATGCACCAGATGGCCCCGTGTTTCCTGTAATGCCCGCTCCACCGCAATTAAAGGCTGGCCCATCCGTATAGGTCATCGTTGCGACCCCCCCGTCAAATATGTAATATGTAATGGGGCCTGTGAATCCTGTGGACCCAGTAGGACCAGTTGCTCCCGTCAGACTAGCTGTTCCAGGTATACCGATTGGTCCGGTCCAACCTGTAGGTCCGGTAGGTCCGATGGGCCCTGTTACGCCGCTAGGACCTGTTGACCCTGTCGATCCCGTTTCGCCTGTTGGTCCCGTTGTTCCAGTTACACCCGTTGGACCTGTCGGTCCTGTCCATCCCGTCCAACCTGTATAGCCAGATGGGCCCGTGACACCTGTAGCGCCAGTTGACCCAGTCGGCCCCGTTGGACCGGTACTCCCTGTAACACCCGGTGGACCAATTTTTCCTGTGGCTCCAGTTATTCCCGTCCAACCTGTCCAACCTGTAGGCCCTATTGAACCCGTTATTCCTGTAGGCCCCGTCGAGCCCGTCCATCCCGTCGCCCCCGTATATGTTGCGTCGCCAGGTATTCCTTTTGGTCCCGTAATCCCTGTTGGACCGGTTACACCTGTTGGACCTGTAAATCCGGTTGCTCCCGTGGATGTTGCAGCCCCATCTCGCCCAGTAGGTCCCGTCTGCCCCGTTGGTCCTGTCATACCTGTAGGTCCCGTTGCACCCGTGTTTGTAGCCTCACCGGACGCACCTGTAGACCCTGTTTGTCCAGTCGGTCCTGTTGGTCCTGTCCAGCCCGTCCAACCAGTGTATCCTGTAGTTCCGGTCACACCCGTAGGTCCTGTTGCACCTGTATTTATAGCCTGTCCTGCTGGCCCAGTCCAACCTGTGACACCCGTTGGGCCTGTTTGACCTGTCCAGCCAGTCGAACCTGTCCAACCCGTGCAGCCTGTGACGCCTGTCCAACCCGTTGGTCCTGTCCAGCCCGTAGGACCAAGAACATAGTCTAGTTGTGTAAACGTCACTCCACCGGATACAGAGGTATCTCCACCAACATCGTTTACAAAAACAAGGGTGACTACATTACTCGCAGAAGACACAACTACGCAGTTGAATTCACATGCATATACATTATCCACTGCTGTAGTTGAAAACAGGAAACGATGCAAGGTACTTGTGCCGTTGCGTCGTATCTCTACGGAGTGTGCGCCTGCAGAGCTCGAATACAGAATACCGCTTATCAAGTAGGTTAAAGTAGTTATTGTACCATTTGTTAGTGTTCCTGAGCCAGTATTATAGGTGGACGCAATAGACCCAACTGATAATGAACTATTATACGTATCAAACACAATTACATCCTCTGCACCCGAAAGAATGCTCTGATTTGCGGACAAGTAATAGGCTGCTGTTGGGAGTGTATTTCCGAAATACATGGGGCCTGTTGGCCCTGTTGACCCACTTACGCCCGCTGCGCCTGTTGGTCCTGTTTGTCCTGTTGGACCTGTAGGTCCAGTTTTTCCTGTTGGCCCCGATACTCCTGTATTGCCGGTGTAGCCTGTAATACCCGTTGGACCCGTAACACCTGATGGACCCGTCCAACCCGTCCAACCAGTCGGTCCAGTCGCGCCCGTATTTACCGCGAGTCCTTGAAGGCCGGTTGGCCCCGTTGCTCCCGTAGATCCCGTTGGCCCCGTTGAACCCGTATCACCCTTCGCTCCAATTGTATCAAAAGATACATTAAATACGGAATTAATGAGTGGTGTTGATACATTTCCTGATAAATAGGTTACACCAAAGGTCCAATAGGTAAAAAAATTCCCTATAGAATCTACAGAATAGATTTCCTCCACGAGTGTAACAATATTCACAAGATGTATGATACTGCCCGCACCTATTCGAGAATAAAATCCACTTTTAATAACACCTGTAGAATCAATAGAGTTCAGTTTGATTACAGTCGTGTTAGACAAATCCGCATTATCTACCGAAAACTTCCCAGACGTCGGATTCGTGTTTGTAGTATTTCCCAGAATATAGGTGGATGTATTTATGGAGGGGCCAGTAGCACCCGTTGGTCCCGTCGACCCAGTATAGCCACTAGGTCCAGTTTCTCCCATGAGGCCAGTTGGGCCTGTGGCTCCTGTCCGCCCTGTCCAGCCAGTACGGCCCGTAGGCCCTGTGACCCCAGATGCACCAGTTTGCCCCGTTGGACCCGTTCCACCAGTCCAGCCTGTAGGGCCAGTAGGTCCCTCTATACCAGTAGGTCCAATTCCTCCAAGAGGGGCGAAATGGACATTTCGAACTGTTGCACCAGGATCACGAATCGTTACGTCTAAATACAGGGCGGCAGAGCCATAGGAACGCAGTGTACTGTAGACTGGTGTGGTGTCTTTATAATATATAACAGTGTATCCGTCATAGTATATCCCCAGTTGCGTTGTGGACGTGTAGGAGCCAATGCTACTCTGATTGACGCCGCTCTCTACCACGTATAGGTCACTTGCAGAGCCGCATAAGTAGCCATATTGGATGTTGGAAAATGAGGTTGCAGCGGTCGGATTTTCACTAAAGCCCGCAGAGCAGGATGCGCTAGTCTGAAGAGTCTGGAATGTTATGAAAGCTCCCTGCCGATAACCTTCCACAGAATATGCATTTGCATCCCAGGCCTGTATAGCCGTGCTGGGCTTGGAAACCGTAGACCCATTATTTACAACAAGGCCGTTTGTCTTCCATGTAAAAAGTCCACCATATGCGCCAGTAGGACCCGTGCCAGAGGAATTGGAGAGTTCCTGTATAGTAGATGGCAGATACGGTAGGGGGAAATTCTCTTTAGCGCCTTGTGTGCTAATCACTTGAAATATGGACTCCCAAATACGCAAACCATTTCCATCGGCGGCCTGAATAAGTCCTGTTGAAATCGGAAGTTGTGTATTGGAATCAATCGTATAGACAAGTTGAGAAAATATATCTACTGTTTGATTTGGTGTCGTCATATCTTCTATTATTTGTCTTTTTATTAGTGGAACTCTTGTACCGCGATATGCTGAAGTTAAGTACCGGCATGTGCCAAAGTTACCGTTATGTGCTTAAGTTAAGTACCCCTTTAAGGGGTACTTATTTTATGCCTACATGCCTGCCGGTATCTGCCAAACTTAGCAATGCGCTCACGCTATCAAAAGAAATACTGCGCAAGTATAGAATGACGCTTGGAGGCGGACTATTACAGTTAGTAGCACAGGGAAAACAGGATGTATTCCTCACAGGGAATCCCCAAATTACTTGGTTCAAAATGGTTTACCGGCGCTATACGAATTTCTCGGTTGAATCACAGGCCATTTATTTTGATGGTACACCTGATTTCGGAAAACGGCTTACATGTGTAGTTCCGAGACGTGGTGATTTGCTTGGACCTCTCCTTTTAGAAATTACACTCCCACAAATAAAATACAAAGCAGGCACATATATAAATACTGACGGCAATGCAACTACGGCCACATTTACTGGCTCTGTTAGTGCTACAATACTCACTGTAACGGCTATGAGCACAGGTCCGCCGGCATCACCCCCAATAGAAGAGGGTATGTACTTAATAGGCTCTGGAATTACACCAGGAACTCAAATAATTAGCAGTGGTACTGGAACTGGTGGAGTAGGAACATATACAGTGAGCGTATCATATATGGGAACAGTTTCAGTAAATGAAGCAACAACAAAAACATTTATTGTCCAAGACCAAAATGACAAAGCCTCATATATCACCAATCTCGGTCATGCTATGATTGAAGAGGTTTCGGTGGAAATCGGAGAGCAGGAAATAGACAAACAAACCGGGGAATGGATGCACATATGGTCTAAACTCTCTACGCAGCCGGGCGTTCAAGCAGGATTTAATGATATGGTATACAACTATGCTGACGGAGTTGCGCCACCATCTACACAACCTGTACTCGACAATTCTGTTTCTATTGGTGGCTCAACATATCAATATGGAGCTGTAAAACTCTATGTTCCTCTTCAGTTCTGGTTCAATAAAAATCCGGGTCTATATCTTCCCCTCTTGGCTCTACAATATCACCCCATACGACTCAATTTGAAACTCAGGCCACTATCACAACTCATACAATTCTACGACACGAATTGCTCTAATAATGCAGCCTGTGCAAATCCCCCAGAACTCGAGCCAGCCAAAATTATAGACCTCCGTTTGTATGGAGACTTTGTAAATTTGGACACAGAGGAACGTCGCAGATTTGTTTCCAATTCGCATGAATATCTTATAGAACAGATTCAATATACACCAAATATAAGCATTCCTGACAAGACAACTACGGCAATGGTGTCCCTCGATTTCAATCACCCTTTACGAGAAATCATCTGGATTATTCAGCGGGACTGTATGACTACAGTGAATGACTGGTTCAACTATTCACCCCTATCTACATTTCTGGGAGAGTCCGGTAACAATTCAATAAATATGCTCCAACAGGCTCTCTTACAATTAGACGGCTACGACCGGTTTGAGGTTCGCGACGCAGGATATTTCCGACTTGTGCAGCCGTATCAATACCATACGAACGTTCCGACAGACACATTTATTTATTGCTATTCGTTCGCAATTCGTCCCGAGGAACTTCAGCCGTCGGGTTCATTGAACGCTAGTCGCATTGATTCGATGAATCTACAGATTGCTTTGAGGCCAGATCCGCCCTCCACGCTAACTGACCAGTCAGATCCGAGATATGTTCCTATACGTGGTAATGCACATATTCGGATTTATACAACGAACCACAACATTTTACGAATTGTTAATGGGTTCGGTGGGCTTCTTTTCAAGATCTAAATATTCGTTGGGCGTTATAGGAGGATGAACGGAAATAGTGACCCAAAGATAGGTTCTAATTTTTTTGATAAACTAATTTCTCAAGGTGTCAAGTTTGATTCAGGGTCATCGACCGGCTGGTATCTTCTTGCCTTTCTGGCCGCTTGTCCAGGAATTGGGCAACTTGGGCTCAATCACTATATGGTTGACCAGCCCGCAGTTGCGGCGGCGAAAGCGATCTCTCTGCCTCTTTCCTATTTACTCATGATTGTTCTACTCCCGTATTTGCCTCTTGCCATACAAGGAAATTGGCTATTTTGGGTAGCAGGATTGGGTCCGTGGTATATTTTTGATATAATACAGGCGGCCACAGGATACGAAATTGGATATTATTCCATGCTGGACTATGAGTTCATACCACTCGGTGGGGCTGAAGGTCGTGCTGGTGGAATGGCTGGAGAATGGACATTAACATTAACGAAACTGAACATCCTATTTACGGCATTCGCCGGGTCGGGGCAGATGCTGAAATATATACTACCTGATTCGAACCCCGATATCGGGAATTATATTTCCTACCTGGGTGCAGGTCTTTTGACTGTATCATTGGCTGCCACGTTATTTGCAAGGAAAGATGTTGCGCCGGCCGGCTATGGGCTGTTGTCCGGCGGATCCCAAGGACAACTCCCCTCCCTATCCACAATTCTCGACGGACTCCCTGCACAGAATGGCGGAGGAGACATGTCCCCCCTATTTTTACAAGGACTTGGCTTCATTGCCCTCACAGGAATCACTCTTGGCCTAATAAGGTCTAAACAATAGGGACTATTCTAAAATAGAATGAAGTATCTAATGACTCAAGAAGAGTTTGAAGTGCTTATTGGTCGCGCAGACCCTACGGACGAAATCCCTGAGCCTCCCGAAGCCACCGTCGTCTATTTCACAGCGACATGGTGTGGTCCTTGTCGCTCCGTGCGCACGGCAGAGTTGGAGGAGGGTCTGAAAGGAGTACAATGGCTGAAATGTGACGTGGACCAGAACGACTACACTCCTGGGTACTGTCAAATTCGCAGTATTCCCAGTTTTCTTGTTGTAAAGAACAAGAGGGTTATGGGGAAGTTTTCCTCTACGAGCACGGAGACCATTCTTGCGAATGTTGCGAGACTTCTGAATGGCGAGGAACTTGCGTGATTTTCTCCCAAAGAATAGGGATGAGTTCCAACACCTACGATATTGTAATCATAGGTGCTGGAATGGCGGGTCTCTATGCGGCCGTGGAATTGGCGAAACGGCAACCGAAGAGGCGTATTTGTCTTGTGGATAAGTATAAATTCATTGGGGGACGCGCCTTTACGTATAAGGGAACGGTGAACGGTGTCCAATATCAGTGGGAAGAGGGGGGTGCAAGGATTTCTATGAAGCATAAACTTCTCATGGGACTCTTTAAAAAATACGGGCTGACGACGGTGCCTATAGAGGGCTTCAGTCAGTACAAAGAGTCCGGTGCATATCCCATAGAGCCCCCCCTATTTGACGAATGCCGCGCGATATTCTTGGAGCCTCTTGAGCATCTTCCCGAGCCTACTCTGGGCCAAACGACAATTCAGGCTCTTTTGAGGCGGTTTGTGAAACCGGCGACCCTAGAGACCTTTTTGAATCGCTACCCTTATCGCGCAGAGTTCTCCACTTTGCGTGCGGACTTAGCACTCCAAGTATTCCGAGAGGAGTTTGGACCGAACGAAAAGTATGTGGTGTGCAAGGAAGGTCTCTCGGAACTCGTTGCAAGAATGCAAACCGATTTTTTGAAACGGGGTGGGACTCTACTCACACAACACGAACTCCTTGAAATGCAGGACACAACCCATGCCGTTTTCAAGAAAGGTCCTCCGTCCGAGGGGGAGAGTCGCCCTGACGTAGTTCTGGACTCCCCGAAATTCGTATTCGCGCTTCCGCTAGAGGCCATAAAACGGCTCACTGTATTCAAGGACTGGGCGACACTCAACCATCTCGTCATGAGGCCGCTTCTACGTGTCTTTGCGGTCTTTCCACCGAGTCCAAACAAGAAACTGTGGTTTCATGATTTACCGAAAATTGTCACGGCCCAGACACCCCGATTCATCATACCACAGAGTATAGAAAACGGCTCCATACAGATTTCTTACACAGATTCGGAAGATGCTGAACCTCTTATGCGCATTTTAGACGAACAGGACGGTGAAAGGAAACTCGGTAAAAAACTCGTGGAGGATCTTCGAGTGCTGTTTGGTGACCGGAACATTCCTGACCCTCTGTTTGTAAAGGCCTATCCTTGGCCTCACGGCGTAACCTATTGGCGACCCGGTGCATATGACCCGTATGCGGAAAGTCGTCGGGCTAGTCACCCCTTTCCGAAAGAACGGCCAGGGTGGTTCGTCTGCGGCGAATCGTTCAGTGTTCATCAGTGTTGGATTGAGGGGGCCTTAGAGCATGCGGCGTCCACCTTGTATCATATTTTACGAAAGCATTAGCAGATATGGACATTCATCTACTTCTCGCCGTATTTCATATAGCACTCGTGGTTCCCCTCTTCCTATTTGTAGGATTCCAGCGCGCAGCGACTCCAGAATGGGTATACCATGTGCTGTTTGGCCTTGGTATTGTGCTTCTCGTGTATCATGGGGCCAAGGCCGCCATACGGATTATGGCGAGGTCGGCCTCTGCCTGGATAAACGTGTTCCATGCGGGTCTTATCGCACCCCTATTGATATATATTGGATATCTGGGAAAGAAAACGGAACGTCCGGCGTATGAGTTGCTTCTTATTGCGGGATTCGGTGCTCTCGGCTATCATCTGAAAAATCTGCTCACAATCACACAAACATTTATAAAGGATGATTGAGGTTGCTGCGACATTTTCACAATATATAATATGAAGAAGATTCATTCTTCGTATTATATAATACTTATTATCGCATGTCTATTACTTATGTACTACATTCGTTCCTGTGAAGGATTCCAGAACGAAGAGCCGACTCCTCCTCTAAAACGTTTCGCTCTTATCATACGCGGAGAGGCATTCCGAAAGGGGAATCAAAATAATCGGGATGACGGTAAGTCTGAATCCTATAACGAGCAAAAAGAGGCCTGTGTTACACATATGGCATTGGTACGGCGCATAGAATCGCTCGCCTACAAGGTGGACATATACATAGACAGTTACCATACACAGTTTGATAAAGACCTTCTAGAATGGTACGGAAACCATGTGAAAGATTCGCGATTTCACACAACAAAATTCGCCTCTCAACGAATGCTGATAAAAGATTCGCTAGACATGTTGAAAGATAACCTCGATATGTATGATGCGCTAATGATTTTACGGACGGATTTATTTCTAAAGGAGCGTTTCATCAACGAATATAATCCTAGCACACCGACCGTCCAATTCCCGTTCATCATGTGGACCTTAAATATACGAACACCAGATGGAAATCCAATGGTTACTGATACAATTTTCCATTTCCCTAAAAAATACTATGACAAATTATATGGATTATATGACGGAAAAAGTTGGGGAAACACGAATCATGCATTTTTAGATGTTGTTCCGCTAGAGTACGAAAAGGAGTATTCTCTGATGACGAAACATTTTCACGATTCCGATTCTGCGAAGGACTTTAATCCTTACTACCGAATGATTGGGCGTACAGAAAGCACAAATTGGCATGACGGAGAGGACAAGGAATTTCCGAGAGATTTCTAAAGCGCCTGCAAGTCCTTCAAACGTCGCGCAGTATCTAGATCCTTTATATCAATACACGACAACGCATGATAATAAAATGCTGTCGTGGACTTCGTGTTCTTTCCACAAACCCTACATGTATTTCCGGACTCACCGGCATTTAAGAGCGCATGTGCATCTTTTGCGCAGTGTTTTCGGATAAAATGTATGAGCAGATTTGCCTTTGTTAATGTGCCCTTGAATTCACATCCAGGCATATTACACTTCATTAGTTTTTCATCCTCCTTGCTATGTTGAGCGCGACGGTGTAATTCCAATGTGGATGCGTGAAGAAACTCCCTCTTACAAAAGGGACATTCATATGGCAAACGACTTTCGTGCTTCTTCAAATGATAGTGCATGGTGTTCTGGTTTTTCTTCGTAACATTACAATGGGGGCAAACGTAGAGGCCGGCCGTATTTTTCCTATAGGAAAATGTCATCGTTCATATTGGCTACAGACCACTCTAGGCTTCAAATTTTGTTGCGAGCGGTTTAAACTTAAATGTATATGGCCGATTAGTATGGTGACTATACTTACACTATCAATTGGCCATGACTTCTGTAAGGCCCTACAGGATTGTTTGCAGTCTAAGAGGCTCTACGCAGGAAGACATGGATACACGTATACAGAGGGTGGTGAAACCTATTGGGATAGGAATCGCCCGATTCCATGGTCCAAGGTACCCTTTGTCCTTTCTGAATTATCTAAACTTCCGGATGGAGCGCTACTCTGGCTTTCCGATGCTGACGTTCTCATAACGAACCCGGCTCTCTCGATAGAAGAACATATTCTTCCTTACTTTCCCGCAACGAAGGATATGCTGATGACGGTGGATTCTTGTGGCCATTTGAATTCTGGAAATATGTTTATGCGTAATTCCCTCTGGCTCCGGGACTTTTGGAGGCGTGTGGGAGAGCAGACAGACCTCTTGTATCATATATGGTGGGAAAACGCAGCCATTATTAAATTGCTGGAACAGAATCCAATGGACCTAAAACATGTGGAAATAACCTCTGACCACACACGGTTCAATTCCTATTTACAGGGTCTTCCTGGTAAAAAATTGTGGTGTCCGAGTGATTTTCTCGTACATTTTGCAGGCGTGTATGACCTGGAAAGAATTCAGACTCTCGTGGGGGTAATTCGGCTCGGAAAAATTCCGAGACTCTCTCTCAAAGACACGCGAAAAATCTCATATATAAGTATAAATGAACTCTAGTTCTACCCTCCCCTCGTTGCCTGGAATGGGTCCGTTACCTGGAATGGGTCCGATGAATAATAGAACGAGTACTACTTCTACTATGTCTGGTGGCCGTCGTAAAAAGAGAAATCGTACTAAGCGGCGCCGTCAGAGTGGGGGTCAGATGTCCATGTCCACACAGTCTGTGCCCATGATGAGAGGGGGGCAGACGTCTACCATGCCAAAAATGATGGGGGGGCAGACGTCTACCATGCCAAAAATGATGGGGGGTACACATCTTGCGGTTGGATCCAAGGCTCAGGTGTGGCACGGCACGGCGCGCCACACGTCCGGCGGACTCACGAAGAAGGACCTCATGAAGCACAAGGGGCGTATTATTTCTAGACGGAAACACACGCTAGGCAAGAAAGCACTGAAGAATCTGGTGAAGGCTGGCTACAAGGCGAAGAAGGGGACGTTCAAACTCTTCCGTAAGTAATTACCTGCAATATTCGTGTTTAAAACTGCAGGGAATCAGCAATCATCTTCAGAATTTCCGCAGCCTCCTCGCGTGAATATACTGGCCCCTGATTAGACTCTGCGGGGTCAAACCAATAAAGGGAACCCCTCTTATCTGATTCTCCGATGGATGACCAGACAAGAGCCAAATCTGATGATTTCAATTCTTTCAATACAGTCTTCAAATGATATCGATCGGTGTTCTGTATTCCAAGACGTTTATGGAGCGCCGGTTCAATCTGCTCGGCTTCCACACCCTTCCAAAAAATGGCATCCCATTCTGTACTCTGCGGCGTTCCACCAAAGCCAAATAGCGATAGTCCATCCACTTTCGAGAGTTGTTGAAATATAGCAACAGATGGCTCGCCACCGGCCCAGACAATGCGCACAGGTTTTATTGCGTTCAGGGCGTAAGTAAGCGCAAGTCGTAAATCCTGGCTCTCTCGAAGATGAAATATAGCATCCCACTTCATACGAAAGAGCCAGGAAGTTGCCGTACAGCCATCTTGAATAAAAAGAACTTTGCGGCCGCGATGTGCAACCTCGTTATCAAGACTAGCCATATAAGAACGTACCATCAAAGAAAGAGCAGTATCGGACGAGCCAATACAATAGATTTTTTTCCCTTTAATATGCTCGGCAAATCCCTCCAGACGTATATCATCTGTTGACATTCCTCTTATACAGATACATTTGCTTATATCATTACAACCGCGCTTTTCGTTTTGTTTGATAGCCACCACCAAATTTTCGTTTACCGTGAGAGGGATTGCGAGAGCGATTGCGAGAGCGAGAGCGAGAGCGAGGGCGAGGGCGAGAGGGATTGCGATTGCGATTGCGATTGCGAGAGCGAGAGCGAGAGCGAGAGCGAGAGCGAGGGCGAGAGGGATCAATGCTTCTATATTCTGCAAATTCGTAAAGGTATACGACCTTAGACTCCCATTCTTCGTTCAGTTTTGATCTATCCCCTTCTTTTATCTTGTCTTTAAAGTCCTGTCCATACTTACTAAGTAAATGAGATACATTTATTATTAAATTCATATTGTTTTTATTAATCATCCATAATTCATCTATTTTTTCGGGATCTGTTAATACAGCATTCACAAAATATTCAGCAAAAAATATATATTTTTCAGATGCTTGTATAATTGTTTTTTCAAGATTAATTTCTGTTTCTTCTTTTTCATTTGTTTCTACATTATGAAGTGTTGCGTGTAAAAATAAAAACTTTCCTTTTGGCATATACCAATTTTCTTTAGAAAGAATGTATGTTGTATTGTTGTCTGAATCCTGTGAATTATGTTTGAATTGTTCTTGTGTACTATTAACCTTCATTTTTATCGAACTAGCATAGTTAGCATTATCTTCTGGCGTGGCAAATATTGCTTCATTTAATATTAAATATCCACCATCATCCACCCACATTTCATTTCCTTTATACGGATATTTTTCCGTTAGTTTTACATTACTTGGTGGACCGGCCATCATACGTTCTCCCCAAAATTGTAGTCGAAATGGCATAAGCTGGTTGGCAAGTTCATAGCCATCTAAACCATCTATAACACCTCCGCACGATAGTAAAATTACTTTCATCATTTTTGTTCTTAATTTAAACGATTCGTCAGCCGCCTTTATAATATCACTTGTGAAAATCCCTCTCTGAGAGTGTATTCCATCCTCTGGAATTTCTTGACGGAACTTTTCAATAAAATTATCGTCATACTTTAGCTTTTGTTTGAACTCAACTATATTTTCTGGAGTACCATTGTACATTTCTATTGAACATGATGCGTCCTGTCCTTCATTATTTAATTGTACTGTATTTAATTCTCTTGAAACAACCGTTTCACCAGGCATAAAAATTGTTATATTTCGTAAAGTAGATTCCAATTTTTCAAGTTTTAATAATAATGATTTATATGCATCACTTTCTTCACTGATATTGGGTTTCTCAAGGGGCATCATCTTTTTTTGTAGTGTTTCAATCACCATTTCATAGTTACCCTGTATAATAAAATTGTGTATTTCCTCTAAATGATTTGGTAGAACAAGAGGCCACTGTGTTTTTTCTTTTTTCAGTTTTTCAACTAAACGATTAAGTGTACGTGTCGCCTTATTTGGCTTAGAAAAATCAAATAAGTCCGCAAGTGCGTTTGAGTTAATAAAAAGAGAATATAAAAATGAATATATAGTACTATATGTATCTTGTGTCGGAAGAGATGTCATAATAAACATCATATTGGTTGGTATTGTTGTTACATGTGTAATTGATGTCTTAGAATATACTCCATGTAAATTAAGTAATAAGCAATCTAAACTTAAGTCTTTAAGATAATTACTTCTCACATTCTCTTCCATAGTATCTACTATCTTACTATATTTTACCGGGATATGGGCACATTCCGCTAACGTCGAGTACTTAAGTTAAGCACATCACGGTAGAATGAATATTGTTAGTTTAAATATTTAATAATAGAAGATGAAGCATATTACTCCAGTTTCAATATTTGTGTCTGCAGTGCTTGTATTTCTTCTGGATTTACCCTGGCTCTATATAAATCAAGATTGGGCTGGACCAATGATACTCTCAATACAAGGATCACCCATGAAAGTCCGCCTTATTCCCGCCTTGATTACATATATTTTACTCGCATATCTTCTGCATATTCCAAAAAATATTGTTGAAGCGTTTCTGCTTGGTGTAGCCACGTATGGCGTGTATGATGCTACAAACTATGCGACATTGAAAAATTACAGCCCAATATTTGCCGTCGCAGACACGCTGTGGGGCGGGATACTTATGAGCATGGCTTGGTGGATTCGTAATCGATACCTGAAGATGTATCGCTGAGAGGCTTGACAGGCTCTAATGTATCGCTGAGAGGCTTCACAGGCTCTAATGTATCACTGAGAGGCTTCACAGGCTCTAATGTATCACTGAGAGGCTCTGGAACCGGTGTTTCACCCGTCCAGAACTTATTGTAAGGACCAAGAGGGACTTCTATCCATTTACCCACAGCAAACGCATGCCCAGTATATTCTCCCCGAACAAATGTTGTAATTCCATTATGGTCTTCAATTTCCTTGAACAGAAATCTGGTAAAGTGTCCATTGAAATCACGTGTTGCCGTTGTAATATACTCTTTACCGACCTCTAGCTTTGTGTAATGTACTTCCGTTTCAGGCGAATAATTATCGTAAGGCATTCGAATCTCTTAGACATCATTACGGAATAATAGGGTTCAATTTTATTTAGGCATATTCCTATACCTTCGGTAAAATGGGCTTGAAACTTGTTTAGAAATGTCAAGCGGTTTAAACATTTTGCACTATTCTCAAAAAGTATGATGAGCGACTTGGAAGTAAATCTTTCTTCTGACGTAAAAGGCGTGTTCAGTTCGGATGTAAGCATCCCTTCCGTAGGTGGCGCGACGACCATGCCTTCCGTAGGCGGTGCAGAGGAAGTGCCTTCCATAGACTCTCCCAAAAATGTTATTTCCGAGTGGTCCCCAGAATATATGAATTCACCACTCATCTCCCGTCTAAGGCCACTGAATACAACGTTTTTCATGAAGCCAGAAGAGTCTGTAGATGACGAGTCCCAGATAAGCTCTGATACACCTACGGCTGTTGTATACGAAGCGGAACAAAAGATACGTGATTCTATTAAGGCCATACGCTTTAAGGAAATGTTGATTGCACGCGATAGACAATCGCGTGATGTCATTATGCAACGCTGTATTGAGTGGCTACAACTGCCAATATCTAGGGGCAACAGTAAGACACTTGACTGGTTTATGGCAATTTCACTCTTAAAAACACGCGATGCGCTCTCAGAAACCTACCTGTGGCACACTCTTCACGAGAGCATCTATGCGTCCGACTCATTTAAGACGGTCATTTCTTTTTTTGAAAATTTGTAGAATCCGATAAAAATTCTGCAACAGTTTTGCGAATAAGAGTATCATCACCTTTAAATGGTGCTGATGGTTGAAGGGGATTTATTAATTCCGCCTCCACAAATTTTAAGAGAGAGAAAAATCCATTGACTGATATGGTTTTTAGAGTCTGTGCGTCAAATACTTTTTGACTCCTATAGAAGATTTCAGAAGACAAAAAAGGAGGATAATCTACTAGATTCGTTTCCAAGAGTACCTGTAATCCCACCATGTAGGCCTCTTTGCGAACATCCTCGCTAAACTCTGGAACATAGGACTCCACATGTAAATAAGTCAGCCCATTTTTTTCTTCGGACTCCAAATGATGCTTTTCACTACGGTCATCCACGAAAAGAACATTTTCCGGACGAATAGTGTTCTTTACATTACAGAGCGTCCTAAATATTTTTTTCAAGCCGTGAAATGTTTTCAAAGGCTGTAGAGCGTCCTCTGTATTTTTATCCCAGTCGTATTTTCTGATTGGATGTGTGGCGTCCACCAGACAATCAAAAAATTTCGCACAAGAGTATCTTTCTTCTATGATTTTCTTAGCAAAATACATCGTAAATGTTTCCGATGTATTAGAATATATACAAACCGCGCGAACTTTTCCGGCGCGTTTGGCTTTTATAAGCGGAATAATGAGTTCGTCTAAATTCGGGCGAAAAATGTGTTCCATTATTTTTTTATTTGCCTTAATTTTTTCTATGAACATATCTTCTGCAATCCGCATACGCCGTTTGAGACCCGCAGACAAAACAACAGAGTTCTCAACAGTTTCTACGTTGAAAATACTGGACCATGGACCTATAAGTTCAAATGAACCAATTGTTGCATCTAAATCAAATGCGACAAACTTAGCCATTCCTACGGGAAGACTAGAGAAAAATTGATGCAATTTTCTGCGGGTATCCATATAGAATGCCCGAAAAGTATATCCCGCCCCCGCCCCACAGAATCCCGGAAGAGGCCAAGAAGTTCTTAGAGACCCTCACAGAAAAGGAGCATCAACTTCACGAACTCGCATTTGAACTACTCGGCTCGTCATATTTCGTGGAAACGTCGCACGCGTTCAAAAGAGGGCCTACCTAAAATAAATTTCTGAATATTATATATTCGGTAGAGCTGACATCCTTAAAAAGCATCATTCCTCGTTTTACGAGTAGTTCAGCGTACACGATGATTCCCGCAAGACTGAGGCGGTCTGTTCGGATTTGGAAGAGAAATTTGCCTAATGTCACCCCATTTTATGCAGTAAAATGTAACCCCGAGCGACAGTTTCTAGAACTCCTAAGTTCTTCTGGCGTATTTTTTGACTGCGCCAGCAAACGAGAATTAAAGGATGTAAACTCGATTACAAACGTCTCTAAAATGATATATGCGAATCCATGTAAGTCGCCCTCAGATATTGCCTTAGCAAATCAAGTAGGTTCACCACTTACCGTTGTAGATTCTGCAGAAGAGGTTGATAAATTGTCCGGGTACAGAGGGGGTGCTCTTCTCCGTATTGCGGTGGACGACTCTCAAAGTGACATGCCGTTTTCGTCCAAGTTCGGCGCACCCAGAGCGGCCATTGCGTACATTGCGAAATACGCGGCTGCACGGCGCTTTCCCTTACACGGCCTCAGTTTTCACGTGGGCTCCGGTTCCCGCTCTGCAACATCATTTTCCACGGCCATTTCAGAATCTCTTGCATTTATGTCTGTTCTAAAGGCAGCAGGGCATGTTCCGACCATTTTGGATATTGGTGGTGGATTTCTCCCTGACCTTGCCGACTTTGAAAAAAAAACGCACTATATACGCCGTGTAATAGAATCCATCCCGTATAAAATTTATGCGGAGCCTGGGCGATTCTTTGCGGCGGATGCCTTTGATTTGTACGTTCAAGTCATCGGAAAAAAGCCATCGTATTCTGCACAAGGTGTCCAGACCGGCTGGAAATATACAATAGATGAAAGTATCTATGGTCAATTCACAAATGTTTTATTTGACAAGGCGACCCCAAAATGGATACGTGTTGCATCGGCTGACGAATCGCCGCGTCCCTTTACACCTGGTATACTCTTTGGAAGAACCTGCGACAGTCTGGACAAAATTGCGGAGGCAGCCTCAATGGAGGAACTATTTCTAGGTGACTGGCTTTGGTTTCCAAATATGGGCGCATACACGCGCGCAACAGCTTCTGAATTTAATGGATTTCCCGCACCCCCTATCCATATATTGGATGATACAGAAGACCCTACAAATAGTATTTTTCCAAGTTCCCCATTTTTAGCCAAGGGAATCAAATACGGGCCTCCCTAATGAAAAATTGAGTAGATTTATATATATATTCTCTTTATAAAATGGCAAAACAATGCGCCATATGTCTGTCCGACTACACATCGAAAACTCGTAAGAAGATTACGTGTCAATACTGTAGCGCTGAGGCGTGTGTATCGTGTATACAAACACATATTCTAAGTTTGAATGCAGAACCTGCATGCTATGAATGTAAACGAGAATGGAATACCGAATTTATGAATGATACGTTCGGTGTTACATTTCGCACGAAGACCCTCCGCATTCATCGTCGTAAAATGCTGAAAGAGCGGGAACAATCTATTCTACCCTCTGTCCAAGTATTCGTTAGTATGAAGAGGCGGATATCTGAAATAAAAAGGGCTCTGGAAGAAATGCAGCCTCTCTATACAACTTACTCTAGGAACTATAATAAACTTTATTCACTTCGCAATATAAATCGTGAGATAATTGTTCCTCTCAGAGTTAAAATGGAAAAGGGGGCTCTGTCTACCGAAGAAAAGAGCAGTTTAGAGGTGGCGGAAGAGAATTTCAAAAAATACACATTAGAATTTGAAATGTATAGGGCACAGGTCTACATGCCCTATGCACTAAAATATCATCGTTTATCTAGTGAATATACGCGGAATTTGTACAGATATCGCACAGGTTCCACCGAAGACGTAAAGAAAGAGCGGCGCGAATTCATTATGCGCTGCCCTGCGACAGAGTGTCGAGGATTCTTGTCCACAGCCTATACGTGCGGAACATGTTCGCAGAAAACGTGCTCACAATGTAGGGAAATCATCATAGATGATGGTCCAGATCACGTATGTAAACCGGAATCTGTAGAGTCGACAAAGACCATTAAAATGGAAACGCAGCCGTGTCCGAAATGCGCGGCGCCTATATTTAAGATTGATGGATGTGACCAAATGTGGTGTACAAATGGGGACTGTAATACTGCGTTCAGTTGGACAACGGGCCAAATCGTCACTGGGCGTGTTCATAATCCACACTATTACGAATGGATTCGGCGCACTGGAGGGGGAGCAGCGGCAAGAGAAATTGCGGATATTCCCTGCGGTGGTATTCCGGGTTTTCCGCAATTTTCGCAACCCTTTTATTCGAAATATACGCTTATTACGAGCAAAACTCGCTACATAATGTTTGAAATTCACCGACACGTTGTAGAGATTGAACAGACTCTTCCTTCATATCCGCAGCAGCCTCCAGCACTGATGAACAAAGAAATTAATGTGCGATATCTAATGAATGACGTCAACGAAGATGAATGGGTTAAGAGTTTAGAACATTCTTACACGAAATTTCAGCGGCGGCGGGAGATTGGACAGATTCTCCATACACTCGTAACTGCTACCGCAGACATTCTTCGGAATGTTCATATGCGAATGATGGAATCCATGTACCAACACGACCTTCCTTTGTGGGTTGAAAGTGAGATTATTCCTACACTAGAAACGCTGCGTACTTATACAAACGAAACATTTCAGAAATTCGGAAAAACCAATCGATGTGCTACTCCTCAACTATCGGCACGGTGGCAACTTCTCGCCGCAAGAACCCTCTATAAGAAAGATGCAACTTTTAGCCCCAGCTTTAAGGAGGGACAAACTAATACAGTAGTTGAACACTGATAGACGTCAAAAATACCGTCTGAACACCAAAAATAATGTGAAATAAGCCGCAATCACCGTGAGCAGAATTACCGGCAGGGTCGCGCTTATTTTTATTGCTAAGAATTAATAAGAAAATGCCTGTGCGTCGCCTACGTCTCAAAACAATCCGCCGTTCTCATCGCCCTGAAAAAAAATGGGATGCAGTTTTTATTAAAGAAAATGGTAAAGAGAAAGTTGTACCTTTCGGCGCAGCAGGAATGTCGAATTTCACGAAACACAAAAACACCACACGAAAACAACGCTATATCAAACGTCACTCTGGTATGGGAGAGCATTGGAGTCGCCCGGATACACCTGGCGCACTGTCGCGCTGGATTCTGTGGAACAAAAAGACGTTAAAATCCTCTGTAGCAGACTTTAAGAGGCGTTTCGGGGTATAGTAATAGAGATGCCAAACTGGCTCACTATAGGACAATACAGAAACGTTCCACTAGATCCCATACCGCTACTCCCAATAAATTTGAAGAATAGATTAGAACTTAATCAGATAAACATTGATGCCATTCATTCTAAACTTTACACAAGCCCTTCCAGAAATAAAAAATACGCGCAGAAACCTACGGCTTATCCTATGGGCAGGAGATGGCGAACATAATGGAATAAGTGACGTCAAACGGCTTCCACACTATGACATGTACTTATGCTCAGCGTTCTCCGGCTCACATCTTCATAAAAATATGATGGACCTTTCGGAATCACAGACTATCTGCATTATTGATGTGTTTGACATGAAGCAAATGTCCAAATTTTATGAGCTATTCAAGGGTTCCTTTGAACTCATTGACGCCGATTATTATGGGAACACTCCTACGCTCACCCTATCCTCCTACGCAACTCTTCTTGCGCCTGAGGGTCAGGCCTACCACACTGAAGGACTAAATGGACTCCGAATGCCTGAGGAAAATATGTTGAATATTCTCGAGATATTTGCACCTATACTTCCAGCCGAGTTGCACCGACGACGACGTTGGTCCTGCGAGATTATTAAAGTCGCCAAGTTTAATATGATGACTCCCGAAGAGGCATGGGCCTCTCCCGACTTGAAGCATAATTACTATAGCAAAACATTAGAACTTCATGAAAGTTTTGTAAAGTGGCAGAAAAAGCGCAATAAGGCGTGGCCTTCTTACGCTAATTCTTTAGAAAAGCAATGGGAATCTTTAGATGATGAAGTCATTACATGCGAGTTTATCAAGCCTTATGATACCCCTTTTTATGACTTTCAAGTATCGATGGAGGATATTTGTAGCGCCGTTGCTCCCCATTTACAAGCATATTCGGACTATCTTTCGAATAGGATAGAATCGTTGTTAAAGGATAGGCAAAATGAACTTAACCAGTGTCACAGCGAATTTCTGAAACTTACAGATATCTATGAGGGTATTCATATGCGGCAAAAAATTCTAAAATGGTTGTTATGTGAAATTCCTCCAAACCTATCACAAAAAATAGGCTATTATATTGATATACGTAGGGCTGAACAACCGCTCGTCTTTGGCTTGTCTTACCGGTATGTCCCAAAGTTACCGTGATGTAGGCTTAAAATAAGTATCACCTTTAGGGGGTACTTATTTTAGACCAATGAACATTTCAAACCGGCGCTAACAATATAAAGCTTAATTTAATTAGTATATACATAATGAAGTTTCCAGTATCTCGTGAGCAACTACGTAATATTAAAACAGATGTGGAAGATGAGATTTTACAACACAATATTGAGAAAGCAATAGATTTCATAAAAGGGCGTATCATATCATACGCTTATCAAGGTACTCTTTTAGGAGGATTATCAAACACGAAACTGAAGATTGATATCCCTAAAAATTTTCAAATTATTATTCCAAATAATTGGTATATAACGATTCATTCATCGGCAGATCCTTTGGCATCAATCAATCCGTGGAAAACCCACTTTGAATTAATCAAAGAAAAACTTACGGAACTCTTTCCAGGAGTGACATTTGAAATAGACCCTTTAAAAACATATATACTTATTGATTGGTCGTAAGTGCCGGTTTGAAATGTTCAGCGGTCTAAGCCTACATCACGGTACCTAACTTTGGCACATACCTGTACTCGACGTTACGTAGAAAGTGGTTTTCTAAGAGCACCCTTTTCCTGTATCCATGTGAGCGCCCTTTCGGACTTAAAAATATCACTTTCAGGTTGAAATATGTAAAGAGCCTCTACGCAATCAATGCGCTCTAGCGGACTGGCTCGCAGTAGTCCCCGTAAAATATATTTTGTCTTTTCGGAAACCTCCTTCCAGGACTCTTCTTTCGTATATGTTGGAATCTGAGAAACAAACGAATAGAATTTCAATATCACTGTGCCGATACCCCAAGCATCAAAGCCGGGCCAATAATATTTGAAAAAACTGACCCAATCCGATTCCATAATACTTTTTGAGTTGTTCATAAAGTTACGTAAAGATGTATACTGTTGGTCCATTTTTATTCCGAGAATAAATTGAGACATTTTTATAGGGTGTTTACCGTGTATTATGTCATGAATGGCTGTATTTAACGGTGTTTTATGGCGTAATCCATGTATTGCAGTTATTTCTGGAGCTTCTGTTGGATAATCAGGTGTATAAACTTTCCAGCGTGTATCAAGAGTTTCAGTACGAATATCTTTCACTGAAAGGCCGAAACCAAAATCTATGATTCGCGGCATACTTGTTTTGTCATCAAAAAGTACGTTTTCAGAATGAATATCAAAGTGTACAAAGCTGTTCAATACAAGAAGTGCCGCCGCTTCCAGAAGGTGTGTAATTGTCTTTTCAAAGGGTATTTGCCTTTTATTTTGTATATGAATGTTCAAAAATTTACTGAGTCCAACACCGGAATAGGGCATTATAAAGTGCAGCATCCGTGCCATAGGAACTCGTTTGACAATTGGACACTCTTCTATACCAGGTTTATCTACTTGTTTATTTTTATCACACGGTTGATTCACATTTTTCAAATCAAGCACAGAAAAATAGAGTTCATGCTTGGGTATTCGCGAAATTATTTTCGCGGCTTCTACTTCATTTGCTACATCGCTGGCTTCGCTGATTTTACCAACTGTCTTTTTTGTCGTATCTAGTGATTTGCATTTTCCATCCGATGTTGAACGAACCCGAAGTGGTCTATCAAACACACACCCATACGTTCCAAACCCCAATAAAGCGCCTCCATCCATTCCTTCTGTTCCGCAGGTTGTTTTTTCTTTTTTAAAAAAGACAAGAAAACATAGGGAGAATGTCCAGAACTATTCATGGACCCTTATGGATAGTCTTTATAGCTTTAGTATTTTTACTCTTAATGGAAATGGTCGCTCCGGAGAGAGTTAAGGAAGGATTTCAATGGGTGAGTTTTATAGAACAAGGCGTGAAACCTGCAGAGGTAACAAGTATTGTACCAAGTAATAGTATTTTCGCTCAGGCATTCAAACGACGCAGTGATGTAGGACCGATGAGTGAAACGCAACAGGGTTCAGCCTCTCAGTATACGGCGGATAAACGATATTTTGCAGGTTACACAGATGTACAAGGAATCGGCGTCCAAAATGATTATTGTCGCATGGTCTTTCCCTCGGGCGCAAAAGAAGAGGAGTCATTTTTTGCCTGCGCTCTTGCAGGAACGGACGGGTTGTCCACAGTTGACTACAGAACAAAGGCGGTAAAAAACGGGTTCATGCTTAGCCGCGATGACTATATGAAAAATATTACTCCCAACGGTCGCTATGCTTACTGCCGAATTATAAAGAGTGGAGCAGAATTTATGCCAATGTGTGCTATTCCGGGACTTACGTCATTTGGTCACCAGGATATACTAGATACGGAACCTCCCGATGACATCAAGACGCTTGTTGACTTTTATAGGGACTGTCGGATGTGGCTCCGTTTCTACGACGACATGTTGGACTATACAAAAAGGGGTACAATTATCCAAGTGGCGGGCGGCGCAACAGTTACAGAATTTCCTCCGCGCCCAGTAATTACGCGGGCTCTACATTTCAACGGAATTGACCAATTCGTACGTTTAGGAGATTCTCGCGACCTCTCCTTGGGAAACATGGGCTCACTTCGTTCCGTACGCGCATTTTCTGTCTGGGTGAAATTTGATGAATTTACGAACAATGCACACATTTTCGATTTTGGAGATGGTGCGGGGAAAAACAATGTATTTCTTGGAATTCTCGGAAAGGGTGACCCGGACTCTGCAACAAATTCTATCCGTCCTGGGACGGTCTGTGAAGAGTCGACTGTTCCTGGACCAGGTAGCGGGGCGCAATTCTGTCCGGAATTGCGCGCAGAAGACCTGTACAGAATTTCGGCGGCGAACATCGATGAATTTGTCTGCACAGGACCGGAAGTCTATGCGGATCCGGAAAAGGCTCAACCCCTACAAACAAAGAAACAGACAAAGGTAGACCCGAACGCGAAGCGTAACCGCGCCACGCTTATCTATGAAGTCTGGGATTCCACGTTGCGCGCCATGCAGATTAAGATAAATCAAGCGATTCCTGTAGGTCAGTGGACACATATTGTCATCAGTGCGACTAATATGGATGCAATGCGACCAAATATCGCAGTGTATATCAATGGGAATTATACGTATACGAAAAATAATGGTTGCCTACCACAAGCAGCCGTGACACAAAAGAATTATTTTGGCAAATCCAACTGGGCGGATAATTCTAGTGGCTACGAATTACGTGACGAACTCTTCAGCGGCTCCGTGTTTGATTTCCGGATGTACACGAGTGCCCTTTCGGAAACAAAAATAAAACGGATTCTTCAGTGGGGTATGGATAAATTGGGACTCGCAGTTACACAGACCGCAGCAGATGTAGCAAGCAGTGGGCCCTCCACGTCCGATACGGCAACGCACCGTTCCAATAGAGGGAGCAATTAAATTTGTCCATATTCAGATGAGTCGCTCGGCCATCTACCGATACCGTCATGTGTGTAAGATAAATACCCCCTTTAGGGGGTACTTATCTTATACACATCACGGTACATGCCTACATCACGGTAAAATGGGCTTGAAACTTCTTTAGAAATGTCCAGCGGTCTAAATTAAGTACTTGGCGGTAGAAATAAAGATAAATACCAACCGTCTTTATTATAGAATGAATCGCCCACCTGGTGACGCAGCAAATGAGATTTTGCCTGGCCTCTGGCTCGGAAACGCACAGGCGTCCCAAGATATACTTTTTTTAAATCAAAAAGGAATTGATTCTGTGTTTAATTGTACAAAGAATCTTCCGTTTACGCATTCAGTGAAACGAAAATACCGTCTTCCGGTGGATGACAATTTGCAGGACGAGGAAATTCGTAATATGGAACTCATGTCCTTTGAGGTAATCTATAAGGTTATACACGAGTATAAACAGGGGCCGATTCTCGTACACTGTGCGGCGGGAATGCAGCGATCCGCGGCCGTTGTTGCGATGTTTCTTATTGCGACGAAGGGAATGAAGACGGATGAGGCGATTCGCTATATACGAGAACGGCGTCCGATTGCGTTTCAGCCTGGCCCGAACTTCTTGAAAGCGATTCAAGGGTTCGAGCGAATATTTGATAGGGATATACGTCCAGCTCTTGCATCCAAAACCTAATTCGCACGCCCCTCAATCCGTAAGACAGCATCCCGCCGAAAATCTTCCAGCGGCGGCCGAGACAGAGGCCCTCTTGGCGGTCCCATACCATTACAGACAAGAAGAACAGCTTGCGGAATTCCTCCAGCCACACTCCAAGTCTTCGAATATTCAATATAGGAATGACAGTGGCCGAACGCCCAGACGACAATTGGTTCTCTTAAAAGCAATTCCGTCTCCGTGAAAATAGAAGCTGCTGCAGGGTTCTCTGGCCCGTATTCATGTTGAACCCACTCTACAGGACCGAAATGGGTTAGCACGAGACACTTATTATTGTATTCCTGCGTCATCTTCTTAATCCATTCCAAATCTTCCCGATGCAATTTGCGAATGAATTTCTCCGCCTTTGGAGAAAAACTCCAGAAGGAACAGCCGAGCACAAGAAATCCGTCCTCACTATAAAAAGCGTCTCGGTAAAGCACATGAATATTCGGATACGGTGCACAGATAGATCGTAGCCGCGCAATAGAGGCCTCCACGGTAGTAAACGGTTCCGAAAAACACTCGGACTTTCCTGGGACGTAGAGGACAGTCTTCCAATGCTCCGAGCACCACTCTAGGAATTTCCGTAGGTTCGGATGTCCCATCGGACAAATATCTCCTAAGAGCGCCAATGTGTCCGTCAATTTGTCCTCTAGGAACGTTTCAAATGTAGTTTTCTCTCGAACTTCAAGATGAAGATCGGAGACAATCTGAATGCGCATTAGTAATGGCGGAGATATTTGAAACGGGCTGAATTATCCAGTAGATATTTATATCCTCATTCGAAGGGTTTTAGACCAATGAACATTTGAAACGGGCACTTTTAGAAGGTACCATAGGGTTGTAGGGGGATCTAGGGTGGTGCCGAGTGGCGCCGCCGCCCTTTGCCTTTGGCGCCGCCTCTCTATTTTTTCTCCGCCGCCTTCTGCGCCGCCTCAGCCGCCGCCCACGCCTTCACCGCCTCCCGCCCGCGCCGCGCCCTCGCCCTCCCCGCCGCCTCCGCCGGCGTCAGGCAATATGTAGCATTGAAAATTTGACTAAAAATTATGAAAGAAACAAAAACACCTATAACGGAAACAACTAATGATGCGATTATACTTATTTTGATAGTGTTATAATTCGGATCATTTTTAAAAGTCGGTTCGCTCAATAGAATACTGCAATAGATCATATCAAACATCATAAATACAATCACCAATATAAGCATAAGCATAACAAGCGAAGTTCGTTTTTTCTCGCACGCCATTATTTTCGTATAGGCAAACACATATATCCAAAATACTATGGGTAGAATAGCATAATATATATTATGAGCAAGCGCCAAATTTTCAACCAACGTCATCTAATTACGCAGATATTTTATCGTGGCGTGGTGGATGGTGCCGATCCCCCCAATTTCCAATAACACCCTCCTTCAATTTGAAAAGACCCTCTGGGCGTCTCGGATTCCTTCGGCCAGACCCAAGACGGTCCCCAGAATTTCGAAATCACCTCGTGTTTCTCCCAACGCCGCCCCTTAATTCCAAAGAGAACCTGGATTGCGCCGCCCATAACGACGACACTGATTCCGAGCGCCTTCAGACGTCCCCCAATAATCATTCCGAGCCCGCCGCAGCCTATAATCGCAATCGATGCTCCAGAGGCTTTCACGGCCTCCACAATATAGGTAGCAGCCTCATCCCAATTACGGATTTCATCGGGCCATTGCGTAGAATCTCCTAGGGCAACCTCAGGAGGAAAATACGTGCGAATGGGAATCCAGGTAGCCGTAAGACTCAGAACTGTATTCGGCTCCCGAAGACTGTTCCATATTGCATGGATTCGTTCTGCAGATTCCACCTGACTCTGAATAGTGTCTGCGAAACTGGACACGACGGCCACACGCTTTCCGGAAAGATGCCGAGTCCAACGATGATTTGGAATACAATAATACGGCTCAAGACTACGGAGAGGAGTGCGAAACGCTGTCGGCGCCGCGTAATCCAGGAGAGCACTTTCAGAATCTGCAAAAGGGCGATACCATCCTGCGGCGAGTCCATCAATAAGGCCGAGGACCTTCATATATTCCTCTGCCCATTTATCAAGCGACTCGTCGGTGGCTGGCCAGACTCCGGCGCCAATATGGAGATTTGTGCGGATTCGCTGTGGCCAAGGTGTGCCGATTCTACGCCGAGTAAACCAGAACGAGACGGCCTCTTGCTCTGTACTCCCATTTCGTCCAATAAAAAAGGGTGATATCCCTCTCACAGTAGTTGAGATGCGGTCTGCACCGACTGCAATATCGGTTGAGTCTGGTCCTCCGTATTGTAGCCTTAAATCACCCTCTGTGGAGTACATACGTAAATATGTTCTGTAATCCTTAGACCTCGCGCCAAGGATTCCATGGACGTCCATCAGGTAGAGGCGGATGATTTACACCACCGAGTCGATTTCCTACTGGCGCAGAATCAACAGGTTCGGAAAGGACTGAAACCGCTTCTGTGGGAGGCGGCGGAGTGTCTAAGGAGGCTTCAAACTCAAACACAATTTCGTCCCCATCTAGTAATACAATATTTGCAGGATAGGTACGAATAATGTCTATTAGAATAGAGAACCCACCAAGAGTGCGCAGCGAAACTGGAATTGTAGTGCGCTCCATAATCACTCCATAGGAAGTGAGCTCACGCTCCAAATCATCTTTAATATCACCGTGAAAGAGTGCGGAATCATGCGGGCGTAAAACAACGCGTGTTGCCTTCGGAAAGGAATCTTCCGCCAACCACGCAATTTCCAAGTGCTCTCCTGAACCATCTATGCGAAGAGCCCCACGTACCCAATCTGGAATGATTACAGACTCAGAATTTTCCGTATTTCTAAAATGATCCATCGGAATTGGCTCTCCGAGAGCACAGAAAGCCTCGTCTTCACCGCGCATGATTCGCGCAAATATACGTTGCGCCTCAGGTTGGTCGTCATGAATACGCTTCCATTCATCTATAGAAACATAGACGTTCGTTTCCTCTACAGGTGCATTTGAAAAGGCTGTTGACCATACCCTGTATGACATTGCTATATGGTCTATAATGAGTCGTAATCTTCAATTTTATATTGGCTATATATAGGTTCTTCGGGACAGATGGACGTTTTAGAGGAAGGAAAACGAGGGGCGTTTTTTCATGAAACTGGAGATCCGAATCAATGTCAGTGCTACGCAGGATGCACGCGCAGATCTCTTCCAGGTCAGGCATTTTGTCAAGTACATCTCCATAATTGCCATCGTGTATCTCCACTCACAGGCGCTGAACCAAAGTATGAGCCGAAACGATGGAACTTAAACAATAAATTCAAAAATACACATAACTGTTTCGCGTATGCAATGAACATTTATGATAAGCGACAAGTGACTCGTTGTAAAGGGAAGAACTGCGATATTTCTTTTCATCAGCCAGGTGAAGCATCCGGATATAGGAAATTTTCAGACAGAAACCCAAAGACTTGTCCAAATCTCATTGCGCGAGTCATCGGCGATAATTCTACAATTGTTATGAGTGATTTTACTTCAAAATGTCCTCAATACACCTCTAAAATTGCCATTATTATTGATGAAAATAATGACTATCATTTTTTGAGGCAGGATTCGAATAAATTCTGGTCACATAAACCAGGCGCAAGAGATGTGACAAACCTCGATGCGCTCGGGCATCGTATCTGGGACCCGAAACTTGCATATTATAACTATACAGACCGTCCGAATAACGAGTTGAATTATGATGTTTTCTGTAGTTATATGTGCGTTCCTCGTGACCGCCCACTTTATTTGAAAGCCACGGGTGGAGGGCGTAAAAGAGTGGAGCCCTTTCGTACAAAACATACACGGCGTCTGCGGCGACATGCCTAACTTTGGCATATCACTGTAGAGGTTACAGTCAAATTCCAAGTAAAATTGAATAAACGAATTACCACGTGTTCATTACCAATGGCTCTTACTCGCAATCTATACCGAGAGGACGAAGTTATTGCCGCCTTAATTCATAGTGTCGTCAACGGAAAAGTCGCCGAAGCTCTTTTCTGGACCCAAGAGGCGATTGAGTCAGATATGGATGTCCGCATATTCCAGGCACTCCTATCGGTCTGGTTACATTGTGTCGGCGTTCAAAACGTCCCTTGGCTCGGCTGCTTAGTGGAATCTCTTCGTTCCAGTATGGATGAGGAAGTCATCATCTCTCTCGTTGTGGAACTTACACAATCCCCAAAAGATTCCAGCGTATTTGCGTTACAGGGGCTCGGTCTAAAGCAGACTGTTGAAACTCCCGACCACGTCGGAAGTTTTAAGCTCCCCGAAGGCCTACAGGGACTCTCCGTTCTGGAAACAACCTTTGCAAAGGCCGTCCTACAAGGTAAATCGGAATTTGCGTGGTTTCTGTCTATGGAACTTTGGTCTAGCGGGCGCGCGGATATGATCCTCTGGGAAATCCAGCCTCTCGCCGCCTTTGGGGAAATCCCTGTTGTGCTGGAATCAATATGGTCCGATGATTTTGTCTGGCCGTTTCGTGCGCTCGCAATACTTATGGCAGCCTCTAAACGAGATTTCATTGGCATAGTATTACCACCCGCCCCTACGGAACATGTGGAGGCCTGGAATATAAGAAAGAATTTACGTATGCGGGAGCGCCGCCAATTTCCTATTCCCCCCGAATGTCTTCATTGCTTCACCGAGCGGGGAAATCTTCCAGAATCTGAGTCTACAGAGAATGATTTAATAGGAGACATTCGCCCTCTGCTGATGAAATCGCCATTTTGGGAAGATAAAACAGAGCCTGATATCTTCGACGTATTCATGACATCGGATATTCCTGACGAATGGTCCTCCGCTGCAAGACGCATATCACATGGGCCAGGTGTTCATACGAAAGGGCCTGAACGATACACTCCATTTGGTGTGGCGTCAATTCCTTCCAAACTTATATGGAGAGGTCAAGAGCGTGCAACAGATATTTTATTAGGCCGATGGAAAAACGCAACACACTTTTCCTCGTTTGAAAATTATATTAAAGCAGCCTATAACGAACTCACGAGTCAACCGCTTCCCTATGAAAAATGGGACTTGACTCCTCGTAGGCTTGCTATTGAAATTTAGGAAGCGCTATCGGCGTCATCGTCCGTCTCGGATTCTGAAAGGGCCACAAGATTTTCGGCAGCCACAACAATCTCTGTAGTTACAGGTTGTTCCACATCCATTACTGAGTTATATTGTGTCATATTATAACTTGGAAAGATTACATTTTGAATAATATAATCATTGTGGTTGAAAGAGGAACTTACTGGAACTATAGGGATAGTGTTCACCCAGTTCATATACACACGCCAAACATCAGTAGGTCGCCGTTGAACAAGTTTTGCAGTTTCCTCATGAATTGGTCGCGCCTTCAGTTCCAAGATATCACCGTCATAACGAATGGCAAGTTGTTGATATCGCAATGCGAGGCCACGCCACGCCTGTACGATTTCTAAATCAGGGTGCTTCTTTAAAGCAAGCCCCCACCCATATTTATAAATCTGTTCCACCTTATGATGATAGTACTCATCTTCAATAAAGGTGTAGACAATTTCTCTACATTCTTGCTCAGTAGGTTTCCTAAATATATTTTTCAGATGGTCATGCTTCAATGGCATTTCGTACAGGTCCCGAAAGATTTCCAGCGAATATCCCGATTTTTTCAGCGCATCAAACGACCAGTGATTGAACCCATGTTGTATCAAAGCGCGGATTGTGAAATGTAACTGACCAAGTGTAAGTTGACTGTTTGTAAAGGGGTTTCTCGGCATCATTGGTACCACGAAGAGTCCCGACGCATTATTGATTTTTGTAAGATAATCACGATAGACTGTAGCAGCCTCAAAATTATATTTGCTATTTTGTGACCAGTCGTATATTTCTATCAACTTGACGGGCATCTCCCCTGTAAATATGTCCTCTTCATTGATTACCCTACACTTACGCAGCCTCCAAGAGTAAATCAACCGTTTCATTGCATACCGAAAGCGCTGATTGAGGTTGAGACACCGAAGAATAATCTGCAGAGAGAGCTTATCGCGTGTAAACGGTGTATATGTTCCGGAATACGGAATACATATTGTCATAGGATACGTATTGTTAAATTTAATCCTCTGAAGATAGGCTATACAGTTTTGATAACTATCGTCCGTATAATTCGTACGAACCATTCTGAGAAATGGCTCCATAAATGAAGTATAATATTTTGTGGGAATAATAAATTGACTCTTGATCTTTGATGGAGTGCGCGCCGCAAAAGGATTCCCACGTCGACTCAAATGTTTCAAACTCAAAATATCCTCTAAGTGACCGCGGTACGTAATCTTCTTTTTGGAAGAGGACGGGGATTTTCCCGGATGAAATGCTACCGACATTCTTGTAAATATATCCGAAAGAAAAAATAATATCAATTTTTTTACCGGAGAACGAAAAGATTAGCGTGACTCCGATACATGCAGTTAAATCATTCCACTCACATCTTCAAATACGCGTACCCCCTTATTGGAAGAATAGCGTCCGCATAATTTTCCTTTCGAATTATACACTTCACCAGACAATTTATTTATGTAATATGAAACATCCTCGTGTATGAATGGAGTAAGAATAACCCACGCGGAATTCTTCGGACACGGATGTAGCGAGTGATACAAGCAGGTTGTATGTTTTATCTCGGGATTTGCAGAATATATCACGGCTTCCAAACACGCAGTTACGTAAGTAGATTTTCCAGAAACAGGAGTATAATGACTACATCGCATATCTAGAAACTCGCCGTTTTGTTCAGCCTCATCAAAGAGATAGACGCCGACCGACTCTGATGTCAAGGACTTTAAAAGAGGGGTCACATCCTTTCCGAGAGAATCAGCAATATCTCTTGCAAGTTGTCTACACTTTGTTGTTAGCGCAAGTTCAAACGCATCCCAAAATAATTTGGGAATACCTATTTTATTCATAGAGTGGAATGTCGTTGCGTCAAAAATTCCATCCAATTTTTGTAGAGGGAGAGGCAGAATGGCTGAACCGGCCATATGGGGACCTTCTATGTGGCGATTGCTACACGGGCTCGCAGAGAAATTGGGAAAACAAGTGACCTTTATTCTAATTCAGGACGAACAGCGGGCTTGGTTACATTTTCTACGGAGCGTGGAAAATGTAATTCCGTGTAAACGCTGTAAACAGCATTATAGGGAATGGACTCAAAATCATCGTATAGATGAGGCCACAAATCGATTAAGTGCGCGAGCCTGGCTTTGGGGACTTCATAATGAAATCAATTCCGAGCGAAAGGTTGAAGGCGGCCCCCCTCTTAATGAAATGGATGCGATGTATACAGGACGCGATGTTTCAAACGACGCCAATGAATGTTTTGGCCATCTTCTTAACGCCGTTCAGCGACAGCATATTTCTTCCGAAAATTTCCGAATCTTTAAATACCGGCTTTCTCTTCTTCGGAAATTCACCGGTTAACTTGCTATACAGGCCATGCTTAGATTCGCATTGTTTATGGAAATGAGCTGCTGAGATATTCCAAATATATCCATATTCCCTCTTATGCCAAAATTTGGTTGTGCAATTACTACTGCCCAAAAAGTGGCAGCAGCTATACCTAATAAAAAGGAGATAATCGCCCCAAGAGGAATCTTGTTTGGAACACTTTCAACGACAAACATTCTATATCCAATAAGAATTAATCCAACAAACATACATAAACTCATAATCATAATACAACGCGTTTTACGATTTCTAATTTTCGCTTGCATTGCATCGTCGTTGACGTCTATTGGGTCTTTATTGTAAACTTCCCATGCGTTTAAAATTATTGCGGTAAATAAAATCGTCATGTTTGTAATCCAATATGAAAGCATTTTATCAGAAATTCCCGGTGTATCAGTATGGCTGCTAAAGGGGTTGAACAACGTATAAAGTGTTTTATTTGAAGTTGGGAACCTATCCCTATGAAATATGAACTTTTTTAAAAGAAATAGCACGAATGTTGTAAAAAATAGTGTAGCAAAGATTGACAACATTCCGAAGTTACCAAGAGCCAAACCAAAAGTGAATAGAGTTATCATTGATATTGCCGGTAGTAAATTATAGACCGTTAACAAAGAACGTTGTAAAGAATACAACCCATCCATCCTAATTAAGAGGAGGAACAAACATACAAATCAGCCCCTTCATCGGCTGTGCGTTTTCTAAGCAGCGGTATACCAAGTAAATTCAAACTTCTTTTACCTAATAATTGACTATTTTGATATATTATAAGAGCTCCAAATATAAATCCCAGAAAAAGGCTGATAATAATGTTGAGAGCGTTGTCGCAATTATTATATAACCGATATGACATCAAAAGAAATAGAAGTGCCGAAAAAAATATGATAGAAACGTGTTTTCTCAATACGTAGACCTCGCCGTAATTACTTCCTAAAATTTCAAGTTCGTCCTGTAAATACACTATAACTCCAATGATATATGCCGCAATATAAGAACTAATAAAAACGGTTGAGGATAAATAATTCGGTCTAAATTCCCTATTAAACATGGAAATTGAGCGTAGACTTACATCTGTAAAGCCAGTTCGACATTTGCTTGAAGAAAGCGTATTCCTCCCTATAATTTGAAGATTTTCATTAACAAGATTCAGTCCATGATATATAAATGTACCCTCAATGAGGGATACAAAGAATACTGCAAACGGATATGACAATGTGATAAAAGCAATAAAGCCTGTACCCCATAATATGGCGTCGGGAAACATTTGAATAAGCATCTCCCCTAATTTCATAGGCATTTCTACTATTTGCGTAAACCAACTCATCCTGTTCTGCCTTAAGGATTTCTGTGTAATACAAAGAGGTATGGGAATCCCCTCTTATTTTAGACATTTACTTCAGCGCTATCCGCATCTTTTAAAGGATGTGGATGAAAAAACAAAAGGTGACATTCTTCTTGTCGATTTCAATTGTCTTATTTATGGTTGTGCGAAATCCACGAAACTTCCAATGTACACACATGAAACGCGGATACAATGGGAGGAGGCGCTTCTAAGGGAGATTCGCTCGTACGTTCTTCATTTATGGACGTTGGCCGGTAAACCGGAAGAGGTTGTTCTTGCTGTAGACGGAGTTGTACCGATGGCAAAAATCCGCCAGCAGCGTCTGCGTCGTTTCAAAGGAGGGTGGCTTGCCGGAAAGGAGTTGGAGTTGGGCGCACGACTACCAACACATGAAGTCTGGGACACGAATTGTATTACACCGGGCACGGAATTCATGGACCGCCTTGAACGGACACTCAAAGAGCTTGCGAGCACACGTCCGCGTTGGGTGGTTAGTTCGGCAAATGAGCCGGGTGAAGGTGAGCAGAAACTCATGGAATGGATACGAGAGAGGAATCCGAAAAGCCTTATGAACAAGCATGTTATCGTTTATGGATTGGATGCCGACCTGATTCTTCTGTGTGTAATGCATGCTGGGCCGGATTCCACATGGTCCATTTTACGAGAGAAACAGGAATTTATTAAGAGTCCTCTAGTAATTCCAACGAATCGCCCCCCGTGCCTCTTGCTCTCTATTAAAGGCTTAAGTGAGGTCATGTTTCCCGATGTAAAATCCAGAGCCGCACGTATCCGCGATTATATTGCAGGAATGTCGCTTCTTGGCAACGACTTCATCCCACACAATATAGGTATTCATATTCGGGATGCAGGTCATGACCGCCTAATGGCAGCATTGGATGCAGTTCACGCGCGCTCGGAAACACTCTTAGTAGAGGATGTCAATGGACTCTGGAAGTGGAATCGGTCCGCGCTCTTACTTATTCTGGCTGACTGGGCAGCCACCGAAAAGCACGACATTGCGCACTCATTTCAAAAAAAATACAAAATGCGCCCCCAACCCCCTCGATCCCATGCGGAGCAGTGTCTACTCCCTTTAGAGAATATGCCTATAGAACTCGCAGAAGAGTCGCGATTATGGTGTCGCAAAACGGGAGAACTACTTGAGGGCTGGAAGACCGCATATTATGCGGAAAAACGCGAACACTCTTTGACAGCAACTGAAATCCGGGAGAAATGTCTGGAATATTTTCGGGGGCTACAGTGGAATATAGATTATTATACGGGTCAACAGACCGTGAGTCGTGAATGGATGTATCCGTGGACGTATGCGCCACTATGGTCTGACCTCTATGAAACTCTACTGGCATTCGATGTAGCAATGCCATCGCCACCCCTAGAGGATTATCCACCGCTTCAACCGCAAGAACAACTATCACTTGTTCTTCCGCTCAGGAGTTGGTGGCTCATTCGTGATGCGCGACTAAAGTCTCTTCCAAATCGAATGCAACATTTCTGGCCGGAAAATTTTGGCTTCAGTACTCTGGGAAAGAGGTGGTTATGGGAGTGCGTTCCCGAAATTCCAATTCTTATACCACAACGCTTACTCCTTGTCGCGAATCAATGAACGATTACACAAAGAATAAAGAAAGAGAGAATTGAAAATGGCCACAGCCAAGAGTGCGAGTGCAACAATTATGCCCACTAAATATACAATTTTCTGCGAAGTTTTTATAAATGATAGGCGCATAAAAGAGATTGTTTGGAGAATTATTTGTATGATTTGAAAACTTCCAAATATAACCATTAAGATATACATGAAAAAAAACCAGTTACATAGAGAATTGTCGGGGATACTCTTTAAAAACTCATTCACCGCATCCATCTCTCGTATATTTAAGACGTACATTTTATGCGTATATAACAATGGGAAATATACATACTACGTTGGAAATGTTTGACCCATCGCATGTGAGTATATACAAAAAACTCCTCCAAATAAGCGACCCCACCATTCGTGTTCAAATGATACAAACATTGCTGTCTGGAAATGAATACGTACAATCTGCAAGGCGGTCGGGGGTCTATTCACATCTTTTAGCCTATATAGCACGTGTAAACGCACGAGAACGCCCCGCACCACTTCCCGGTGAAACTGCATATCAGCAGGTTGTGCAACAACCCGCAGCAGAACAAATACAGGCATACAAACCGCCGGTCGCCACGAGCCCTGTTACATATGTGACAAAGCATCGTAGTAATGAAAAGGCGATGAATTATTTTCAAAATTGCCTACTCGTTCTTGGTCTGGAAGAGGAGGTTGCATTGACCGAAGATGACCTTCGTAAGGCATACAAAAAGGCAGCCGTGAAAGTACACCCAGACAAGGGGGGGACTGAGCAGGAGTTTGAAGCGGTCACGCGAGCATACGCATATTTGACCGATATTCTAAAGCGTATTCACGGTGGAAGAACAAAAGAGGGGGTCATACAGGAGCCATCCAAATTACAGGATACGCGAAAGGCGGAATCTAAGGACTGGGAGATGGTTCAACCCGTCCGACTCAATCCGAAAAAGTTGGACATGAACGCATTTAATACTATATTTGAAAAGACGCGTATTCCTGACCCCGATGAGGAGGGTTATGGTGATTGGCTAAAAGGGGGTGAGTCTGTTGTGAACGGGCCAAATTTTGGAGGGAAATTCAATCGCGACGTATTCAATCGCACATTTGAAGAAGAGTCCAAAAGGCGCGCAACGAGTTCTGCACTCACTGCGACTGTACCACAGGCTCTGACACTCGCCCCTGGACACGGTGTCGAAATCGGGAGAGGTGCGTCCGAAGATTATACGGCTCCTGCAGGCGGTCATATGCGCTATACGGACCTCAAACGCGCCTATACGACTGACAATACATTTAGTAATCAGGTCGCAAATCTGCCTATAGAATCGCGCAGTTTTGATAAATACACGGAAAGTCGTAAAAAGGCTCCCGCTGCGCTGAATGACACAGAACTAGAGGCAATTCAAGCAACCGAAAGATATCAACAACGCAACGAACAACAGCGTTCATTGCGCGCGGCTCAGGAAATGGTTCACGCCGACCAGTACTTTCAGAGAATGAAACAGGTTGTTCTAATGGATGGAACAGGTTCTATGAAAAAGTCCGACCGTCATGCTGCGAATTATCCACTGTAAATTTCCACAGTCTTAAGTAGTGTAATATGAAATCTATAGGGGCTCTTACAGTGGGTGTAGTCGTGTTAACAGCAATGCTAGTTGGTTGGGCCACTGTTACATCGTATCGTGAAAACGACATGTTCCAGGACAAGGATAATTTCAAGCGTGGCTCAAAACTACCGGTCATATGGATTTATTTGAATAATAGTGACGTAAATAGTCGTTCTTGGTACGATTTTATGGGTCGGAGTTCACGAGTAATGAATCTTCCTTTTTTGAACATGTGTTATGAAACTATTGTGAACCATACAAAAGCAAATTTTAGAGTGGAGGTGATAGGAGGCCTTTCTGATTTGGCGGAACGTCTTGGGGGGTGGGATGCTCTTCCAGAACCCATGCGCAATCCCGATACATTCATACGAGCCCCCGAGTTGAATTGGATACGTGCGGCAGTTTTAGCAAAATTCGGCGGACTTTGGATATCACCTTCGACGTTGTGGATACGTAAGTTAAAGCCTCTTCCTACTAACAAGGTGGTTTTTTTCGGAATGAATACGGAGGAAACCTATGGAACAAAATCGTCACCTCCAGCATTTGATGTCATTTGGTCACCTAAGCCAGAGCACGATGTATGGGTTGAATGGGAACAGGTCGCGCGTGAGCGTCTGAATTTTCGAACAGGGGGGTCCGAATTTCGCAACGATGAAATTGCAGATTTTGAAAATGCTCTCAAGAAATTCCCAGACAAAATTCAAGTGATACGTCTTCCGGAAATTTCGAGAAAGGGCGCAAATCGTAGGCGAATTGAATTGGAGGATTTAATTACCACGACTGGGAGTACCCATGCGAGTTTTGATATTCCTAAGGATGCGCTCTACCTGCCAATTCCACTGGAAGAGTTGATGCAGCGCGAAAAGTTCGGTTGGTTTTTACGAATGAGTGAAGACCAAATCATGTCAAGTGACATGGTCATTAGCCATTTGTTCAGAAAAGGTAACGTCTAGTACTAAAGTTAAGTACTTAGCGATATCCTCCCTAATTAAAATCCACCTGTAATATTGTACCACTTAAATCACGATTTGATTGACAAGGTTGTATTTGATACAACATTGTCTTTTGACCCCTGTATAAACGCTCTTCTTTTTCAAGACGATAACTGTACAGGTGTAAAATGTGTCTGAGAATTGTAATTGGCGTAACATCTGTCCAAGTATAAATGAACCTTTTTGCCTTACAAGGAATATAATAAGATTCTAGAACGGGTAACCAATCTTCCATAGTTTCTAGCCGAACTTCCTCTTTGGAAAACCAACGAAGATCATGAAAACCGAGAAATCCCATATGGCGTAAAACGGACTCTATGAAATCTCTTGGAGGTTCCTTACGAAATAATTTTATAGGCTTCGTGTTCATGAGTCCTATTTATCTATATTATTTATCATTAGACCCTAAAAATAGGCGCATCATATCTAGAGTGTGTGTTTTTCCTTGTGCAAAATTCATCCAACCCCGAATAAGTATTTCGTGAATTTCTTGTGAAATTGATGGTTGTATATAAGCTATCATTTGTAATGATGAATCCAAATCATGTAAAAAATCCTCATAACTCAAGCCAGTTTTCCATATCTCCAAAAATATAGCTATTATATTATTATCATCTTTTTTAATAAATGCAAGTAAAAGATTGTAGCAAAGAGTAAATGATGGGGCAGAAAAATGATTGAGTATATCCTCATCTGTAAACTCCTTTATAGGTTTATCCTTATAATAATTTGCCAAAATGCGAATATAGTTTCTAATTTCGTTAGGAGTAGATACAATTGATATTAAAATATCAATAAATCTATTAGAAAAGCCTATAGGCTTTGTGCTGTATTTTTCTATAAAATGTCTAACTAGTTTGATTGGTGGTACAATATTTATTTCAATATGCATACATCTAGAACATATTGGTTGTATTAAATCATTTTTGTAACGGCTGCAAAAAATGAAACGTGTCGTATATGTGTGTGTTTCCATCGGACGTCTCAGCGCTTGTTGTGAAATAATTGGCAAAGAGTCAGAGTCATCAATAATAATCCAGCGATATATTCCTGGAGTATTTGAAGTGTGTTTTACAAACTCTGTAACAGACTGGCGAATACAATGAATACCCCTATCTTGCTCAGATGAAAGCCATAATAACGACTCCTGTGTCGGTATGATCCCTCTTCTTTTAAAGTAGGCCACAATAAATTCACGTAAAAGGGTTGTTTTTCCCGAACCATACCCCCCTGATATTAAAAGGTGTGGAGGGTCGTCTAATATTTTATTTAATGTTTCAACGGGACCTTCTTGTCCTATTAAAACTGTTTCCATTCCTGTTCTCTAATACATATTTATCTTTAAGGGGTTTGGTACATGCTGGTACTTGGCGGTCTAAGGCTAACATAATCTAACATTTATAGAATGCCATCCTTGTATGAAGATTTGAGTGTAGAGCGCAACGCAGATCCACAGGAAATACGTCGTGCCTACTTAAAATTATCTAAAACAGAGCATCCTGATAAGGGTGGTAACCCAGAGCGCTTCAAGGTTATTCAAAATGCTTATGAGGTGCTATCTGATGAGAAGAAACGTGCAATATACGACCAGACGGGTCAGATACAGAGTGAGGAAATGCAAGGCGGGCAACCAGGAGGAATGCCGTTTGGTTTTCCATTTGATATTGGAGCAATGTTTGGGGGGTTTCCATTTGGCGGGGGTGGGTCACAAATGCAAAAGCGTCCAAAAGGAAAAAAGGCTCCTCCAAAAATTCACGAAATAAATCTCACATTTTATGACCTTTTTTATGGAAAAATGATTCAACTAAAATTTGCAAAACAACGCTTTTGTGAGAAATGTAAAGGTGATGGCTCGGATACCGTTCAAACGTGCAACGAATGTAATGGAAGTGGAACTGTAGAGCGACATATGATGATTGGGCCAGGTATGCATGCCGTATCAAGAGGACCCTGTAATTCTTGTAGCGGATCTGGAAAACGGGCTTCGGGAATATGCTCCAAATGCCGCGGCGCAAAATTCAGCAATCATGAGAAAATCTTGAAAATTGATATTGAGCCCGGTATGAAACCGGGTGAAACAATGGTATTTCAGAATGAGTGCTCGGACCACTCTGACTATGAAGAGGCGGGAGATGTCCATATCGTCTTGCGCGAGGCAGATGAACCCTCATCTTTTACTCGCATTGGTGATGACCTTACAATAACAGTGAATATATCTTTAAAGGATTGTCTACTTGGATGTCAAAGAGTACTAGAGGGTCATCCTGCACATCCAAAAGGGGTAATTGTAAATATTCCACCGGGGACAATTCGGGGAGATACTGTAGTAATTGATGGAGAGGGAATGCCGTGTCGCGGTACTCCGCGACGAGGCAATCTTCAATTAATTATTTCTATGGAAGTTACTGCTAGTGAAAAGGAACATCTTCGAACTGCAGCAAAGAATCTTTCCACTATTTGGGGAGCGCCTTAGTTAGGGGCAAATGACGCTGGATTTTTTGCGAGCTGCCACTCAGGATTCATACCACCCTCTGCATGTTTTGCAGAATTGCCAGAAAGCAGCATACTCGGAGCAGAAACATCTGCTGGCTGTACATGTGAGCCGCCACCCTGTCTGTAATTGCGGCGACGGCTGCGACGGCTGCGACGGCTGCGACGGCTGCGACGGCTGCGACGGCTGCTACGGCTGCGACGGCTGCGACGGCCACCATCCATAGACTCTTCCACTTCCGCATTGGTATTACTGTTGCCACCGGCCATTGTCTCCTCCTCTTTCACTTCCGTATTGGTATTACTGTTGCCACCGGCCATTGTCTCCTCCTCTTCCATAGTAAAACCCCCTTTCTGAAATCGTCTACGTCCACGTCCACGTGGTTTCCGCCCGCCACCGCCCTGATCTTTCATCCCCCGAATCTCTTGGAATGCCTGCAGAGTTTCCCCAGTGCGCGCAGCTGTAACCATAGATGAAGGTAGTGTTTC